TGAGGCGAAGCCAGCAGGCTGAGGGGCGCTTCCTAGCCTTCTGGACAGACCTAGCCTATCTCGGCCTAGGAATGCTGACTTTGTGCGTCCTAGGCGTAGCTATCGCGTATTCTCTGTCCTTTGGCGTTCGATGGGCACTAAACTTTCTAGGAAACCTTTAACCTTTATGGGAACACCTGCAAAAACTAGGATATACGACGAAGAAAACAACCTGCTGATTTCGTTTTATCGGCAGTCGGATGGCCATCCAAAGTCTCACGGCGAAGAACTCAAACGCTTCTGCGCCAACTTTAAGATCGTAAATGGACTGCGCGATTCTGATCCGGCAAAAGTCGCGAATGGCATGGGCGATTTCGCGGCGCAATGCCTAGCGCATTTCAAATGCCAATATCCAATTGGAGGTATCTACGTTCTATCTCCTAAGACAGAAAAAGAATGGGTCTGCGATTTCACTTACACAATCACTTTTGATGACGGGAAAATTGCGCTTAGAACATTTCGATGCTGGCCGTTCTCTTTTTCAGTCACAAATAAAAACAACATGTCACACAAACTCGTAAAGTTCCGTATCCGTAAATCAAAAGACCAACAGTTCTTTTTTGCAATTCTTGCCCCGAATAACAAGACGCTCGCGCACTCCGAGACCTACCACCGAATCCAGGGCGTTCACAAAGCGCTCAAGTCACTCATTCTCGGGCTTCAGCTAGACGGCGCTAGAATTCAACGTCTAGACGATAAACATGTCCAGATTGTTCCACACTTCGAGCTCAACAAATTCCTAGATCTCAAATGAAACGCCTCAACCTTATCCTTATGGCTATGTCGCTGTGCTTTGGTGCCGCGATTTTTATATATACGTACAACGTAGCGAAGCAGTCTCGCGTGATCGTCTCAGAAGTGGAGCGTGACCTGAAGTGAACCAGGATAAAGCTGCTGCGCTAGCTGAAGCCGTAAAAGTCTTCCTTCAGAATGCTGTCATCGTGGAAACTCATACAGGCAAAACTAAGCACAGAGAATGGGCTAACTATGCTCAGGTCTGGCTTTATCCAGGAGATGCATGGGGCGTATTTGAACCAGCTAAACTGGAAGCTATGCACGCCGCATTGAAGGAATACGAAGATGAAAAGTAGAGATCGCTTCGAACCGTCCGAAGACAAGCTCAGGGCTGTGCCTCTTGGCAATGGCCTTGAGCTTGTCCTTGATCGTGCCACGTGTAAAGAACTAGGTTTGTCCATGCCTGTCAAAAATTGGCGCTTTAAAATAAGCCGCGTTCCGCTCAAGAAAAAGCGGGCGTGGCTGAAATCATTATGACTAAAGAACAACAACGCATTGCTATCGCGGAGGCGTGCGGGGTTCACATTTGCAGTGGATGTAACCATCAAATAGACCGTGAGGTTTGTTGGTGTGGAGATTACATTAGGAACCACGGTTATGATGATGGCCACTCACCCATTCCGATCGGTTGTACTTGCGGCTATGCCGACGCAGACAAACGCCGTTTGGATCAGCCTAATACTCCCAACTACCTCGAAGACTTAAATGCTATGCACGAGGCGGAAAAGACGCTGAGCTACGAACAGCGAAAGCAATTCATAATTCAGCTAATAATGGCCGTTGGCCCATCAGCGAGAGAAGAAAGTCCACTAGACTGGGAGAATGGGTGGCACGAAATTCACGCCACCGCATCCCAGCGCGCTGAAGCTTTCCTTCGTGTACTTGGTCTTTGGAATACCGAAAACGCTTGACTGATTGCGCAATTAAACCATAGCCTTTCTCATAGTTAAACGAAACTCAACTATATGAACAAACAAGTCAAACAACCAGACTGGGACGAGCTAGCGGCGCACAAGGCGGGTAAAGGAGAATGCTTTCCTTGCTTTTTCTGCGACTGCGAGACGCATGGAGAATACGCCGGAGCTCCAGAAGGCTCTAGCCAATACGTTCTAGATCTTTACATGCAACGCCCCCGCTGCATGTCCTGCGACTTGGACATACGCATGCGCCTAAACGCAGCTATGATCAAGGGCATTGAAAGCGTGTTCTCGGGCATTCCTAAGACCGTAGAACGCTCTGAAGACGAAAAGCGATACCTTGATGAGGTGTTTGCCGAACAGGACCACCAAGCGCTAACCGAGCTAGACGTAGATCGTCTGGCGCAGGAGCATGGAGATGGACGGTTCTACCCATAATCTCTTCCCGGTCATAGGCCCTACCGAAATGCGAGACTACATCGCAATCGGTAGGGCTGGCACGTCAGGAAGACTTACACGTCAAAGAAACTACCAGCAAAACGGGTCTACCGAAGGATCATACGGATATTCGATAGGGTCCGGTACCGCGCTTCCAGGTTCACCAGTGCCGCCGCCGGTAGGCAGAGTAGGACCACCAGGAAAACCATCAGAAGCGTAAACATGAACAGCGGCACTTGCGAAAAGTCCCGCGCACAAAACCAACCAACCAATTTTAGATTTCACGAACCCAATTCCAAAATGAGCAACCAAAAATTACAAGCTTCAGTTTCAGGACCAATGTTTGAGCCAGCATCATCCGAAGACTGGAAGTCGGTGCACCAAAAAGAAGGGGCGCACTACAACACGTTTTACGTTAATCACCACTCAGGTAAATCCCGTGCGAGCGATCTGAAATCAATGGCAGCACTAAGATCATTTTTCCCAAACGGAGAGGCAAACGAAATGAACTTTTGTTTGTTTTCTACATCAGGAGTTCACGGCATGTACACCACGATTGAAGAGGTCGAATCAGATCTAGATAAACCCTATCCACCAGACGACGATTTTGATCACTCGGACGAGCCGGAGTTCAAGCATAGCGATCAAGTGACATTTTTAATCGTTCAACCGCGCATAGTCTGCCTTCGGTATGGAAACGTTCTTCCCAAGACCAAAGACGACATCGATTTCCTCAAGAAACTGAGAGCCTCATCCCATGAGGCTGTAGCTAAAATAGGATTCCAATCATGAAAACATTAAAAAACAGCAAACGCTTTTGCTTCGCCGTCCTATCGACGTTGTTCCTGTGCTGCAACATGACCCGCGCGGCAGCAATCTTTGACCCACTAGCTGGCCATAAACCAAGTAAAGCAATTCGTCCGCTTGGAAGTCTGCCGTGCGAGTGGCCAGAGCCACCAGGCGACCCAAGCCCAGGTGATCCGTCTCCTGATTGCATTATCCCGGTTAACTGCGTTTGCGAGTTTGACAAGAAATGAATATAGAACAATCAGACGATATCCACCAACAAGCGAGCGCCTGGCGTGCTGTATGGGAACTTCTCATCACGTTACCGATATTCGAAGATTATCGCGTGTCGTCGCAGCCTACAGGTAAAGGAGCGGCACTTTTGGCGTTGACAATACTGTCAGAGCCGAAAGACCGCGCCGAAATCGAGTCGCTGCGCAAGCGCGTGGCTGAGCTGGAGCAGATTGACGAGTACACAGCAGAAAAACTAACAGCTCACGCAGAAGCCGCTAGCGTTAATCCTGACCATATTGACTACATTGAGGAGACCACGAAAGCGATCGTGGCTATGTGGGCGAGCAACTCAGAGTTGAAGGCCCGCGCCGAACACCTGCAAGCTGCGCTCGAACAGGCGCGAGATGCGCTGGCACTTCGCTGGAACCCGGCAATTCCGCAGTGGGAAAACGCGTACGATGAGACAGAGCGGATAATCTCCGCAGCGCTCGCAGCCGACACCGCAAAACCAAACGAGGAGGTCAAATCATGAAAACAACCTCTACAAGCTGGGCCGTCGACCTTCTTGAGCCTCACCTCGACGCGTTCGATAAAAATAATCGCAGCGCACCGTATTTCGCCAAGGCGATTCGTGAACTAATCAAAGATTCAAAGCGTCTAGACTGGCTGGAAAGCGGGCCAGTGCTTCCGATTGATTGCTCGATGGAGCCGGGCGTGGAGATTGAGTTTCAGAAACGCGCCAGGGTAACGAGGAAGTCTATTGATGAAGCTATGAACGGCGACACCGCAAAACCGGAGGCTAATCCGTGAGCTTTCCAGCCGCTGAGGCTTTTATTGTCACGGGACTTGGATTTGCTTTGGTTTGCATAATTCTTGAATGCCAGAAAGCGAAACTACGGCGTGAGTTATCACGACTTCGAAACGATTACACCAGCCTCGAAAAAACGTGGAAGTTCTGCCTTTCCCATATTGAGGACCTAAAGAAAGAGCCGCAGCAACTACAGGCAAAGAACGAAGCACTTTCAGAGTTGCTTTATCAAATGAGGCAGACGCTACGGAAGATGAAGGGCCGTGGCATAGCTGAGTGTCGAGTATTCCCGTCTAACGATTGGATTAACGATGCAATTTTGAAGCGAACAAACCGAGGATTAAAGAAACCATCATGAGCGAAGACTACAAATCTAAGTGCGAGCGCCTAACCGCCGCGATTGAAAGCCTGATGCGGGATTTACACGGAAGTTGGGAAGGTAAGAGTCCGCTCACACGACTCACACGAGACCAGGTTTACGACCGGCTTCACGAGGCGCTTTACCACGATCAGTGGGACGAGACAGAAAAACCAAACGAGGGACAGGGATGAAAATCTATAAGATCGCGAAAAACTACGTGAGTTGTGAGGTGTGGAATTCTACCAAAGACGGCCAACGTTCATCGGTCTCATTTTGCAAACCTAAGAGTGGGCTATCGCGCCGCGTTCGCGCTGCCGTGATAAGAGATTATTTGCGTGAAAACCACGGTATCCAATGGACCAAATTCGAAGAGCAGTCCTCCACAAAACCAAATGAAGGACAGGGATGAGCTGGGTATTTTTATCAAGCAAAGACCGAGTTGTCGCTCGCAAGAAGCACGTGTGCTTTTACTGCAACGAAGATATCCCGATTGGCTCAATATATGGAACGCGTACTGGGGTAAGTTACGGCGACTTGAATTGCATGAAATACCATCCTGAGTGTGACGACGCGGTTAAACACTGGACGCAGGAAGACTACGAGTGTTTTTGCCCTGGGGACATGAAACGACCGCAGCCCGCCGCAGCGGCCCAGCCGAAGGGGGAGACGCCATGATGCCCAACGAATCTAATATGCTATTGAGAGCAGCCTACGCAATTGCTGAACGAAAGGGAGAGGATACCAATTGGGATGCGTTCAAATCGAGCGTGGAAAACGTTCTTTTCGATCAGGCTGGCCTAGTCGATTTGGGCGACGAGCAAACTCGGCTCAGGGTGACATGCACAGCAAGAACCTATCGATTGCCAAAACTACCACAGCACCCATGAGCACACCCAACGACCCCGCCGCTGCGGCAAAGCAGCCTATCGCTGCGCTGGCTGAAGCTGTGCGCGACTTCCGCCATAACATCGAACGTTCCCACATTAATAACGGTGCACTAGTGAGCGGAGACGCTTCGTATAAAGCGTTAGGAACAGCCCTAGCCGCCTACGAAGAAGCCGTGAAGCAGATCACATATGTTGGAGTGAGTCCACCGTCTGAACGAGACGGCGACAAGTTCCAGATTGAAAATCTAGCCGTTTTGGTGATGCGACTTTGCGCACTTCTTCCGCCTGATAAGCAAGCCCGCGTTGCGGCTCTAGACTACCTTCAACGCCACAAGCTCACACCTTCACCGTTGCGCGAGCAGATCGAAGCCGCGAAGGCCGTGCCAGCGAAGCCCAAAACCTTACTTGAAGCGGTGCTAGTTGATATAGCCAACAGTTGCTCTATCAATGGAGATCCTGACGATGCGGCTGACACGCTTCAATGGATCGAAAATCGGGCTCGTGAGGCCTTGGCAGGAAAGAACGCGCCGAAAGAGCCAGCTAAGCCGGGGGACTGGATGCGGGAGGCGGCTGCTGACATTATCGAGCTGACGCTAGATCACCCGCCGAAGACATCAGAGGAATTGGTTAAGCTCCTCGACACCGGTGCCAAGGTTATTGCCGAATTGTGCCCGGCCCAGCCCAAGCGCGACCTTCAGCCGATAGTGGACGATTTGAGAACACTGGTTTGCCGTTTAGTCCGGTTGTTTAATAAAAAGCCGTTCCAGAGTGACTTGCCTCAAAAGGCAATGGAATACCTCGTGAAGAACGATCTTCTTGGAGAGCCGTTGCGTGGTTCAATTCCGGAGAACGAAGAAGAGCGAGATGCTTACGATAAATTAGTGAAGGCGATTTTTCCGGAGGCCCAGCCCAAGCGCGAAATCTCGGCGCGGGAGCTGATCGAAGAGCTAGAAAAACGGCATATTAAAACGTTCAGTAATCAAGTGCTAACCGAGCTCGAAGCCGAGCGCGCCAAGGCCGGACAACAGATAAAACGCGAAGTCTCAGCGCGGGATGTCCCTCTTGAGGAAGTAATTTCTCTCCTCGTTTCAGCAGGAACATGGATTCGGAGAATCGAGGAGAGACATCCCGAGTTATCGAAGCACTACCCTGCGTTCCTGGATAACATCGGCGAAGAGGAAATCCGTAAATTTAGGAAAAATATTTTTGCCATGTGCGATTTCCTTGAACGCGCCAGGGCGGACACGGGAGGCGCGACGTGAAAAAAGGAAAATATCCAACCTGCGAAGCGGTCGGAGAATGCCCAATGCCGACGTACGATGCGGCTCCCTATCATCATTTTTATTGGGATGCGGATGTTGATACCAAACGAATGAACAAGATTTTCGGCCAAGGCGGACGGGGTCACGATGATCCCGAATCCAAATACGGCGCTGTAATCTGTAAGACCTGCGGAAAGAGAGCGCTGGTATTCTCAGAAGCCGAAGACTTCCCGGAGATTTAATCCCATGCCTAAAAACAAACTGAAGCCGGTGATTCGGTACTCTCAGTACGAGCTTGCCGGATACGACAATTATAGAGGCGCAACAAAATACCTTTGCTTACCGCTTACTCTAACGAGCCGCAAGGTCATGATTGAAGCGATGGGAGAAAAGATTCGTGAAGCGTACGCATTCGGTGAGTCGATACCCGAAGCCGCGCTCGACGCGCTTTTGAAGTTGGCGGAGGAAAAGCAATGATCTGTCTAACTAACTTTCAGTTTTTGGGACGGTGCGCTATATTTTTTGTGTTGGGATTTTTCTCTTGCGGTTGCTTTTGGGACTACTGCGACAAAGGGCGCGTTAAATGGTCTACTATTGCACTGGCAGTTTTAAGCATGGTAATTCCAGCACTTTTTATCGTTCGGCCATGATCTACGTTTTTCCAGCCATAGCAATAGCGATGGGGATCGCCGCAATAATCCTCGTGATAGCTCTAATCAATAAAAAATGAAACCCTACTCCTATCCCCTGTTTTTCTTGTGCGGCGCGGCAAGCAGCCTATTCGGCTCGTCTGCTAGCGCAACGGTTGGTCAGTCAGTAACGTTCTCAATTACTACGGCGGGGGGAACTGCTCCTTTCACGTATGCCTGGCGTAAGGCGGGAGTGCCTATCCCTGGGGCTACAGCAAATCCCTACGTTATTCCTAGCGTAACTGTAGCGGACTCGGGCGACTATTCAGCCGTCGTACTAAATCAAGCAGGCTCAGCTACGTCAGAAATTGGTACACTTACAGTGAGTGCCGCGACTACTCCGACTCCTGTCTATGCGCCGGACCTGAGTAAACAGTATGCCGAGTTGTCGTGTGGTTCCTATAGTCCACCAGTGGCACAATTTCCTGACTTTGCAATCGTTCCTTTGATTAAGGTTAACGATCCTGGCACCCACTGGGATAACGCAAGCAACACGTATCTAATCGCGGCAGGCGAAGGCGGGGTATATGAGATCCTGATTACCGCAAGAACAGTAGATCAGCCTCCAGCTAACGTAGGCGTAGGCTTGACCGCCGGGATTGATAACAAGGACAATAAGACACTGTGGGCAATGACGCCTAGTGGGAACGGGGCTTACGTGCATTACGGGCTTCAAGCTATTGTGCGCGGGACCTACGCGGCAGGAGACAAGATCCGCATAAATGTATTCACACAGGCAGCACTTACATTCGTTGGTTTCAACGCTACCGTCAGACGCCTTTACTAAAATGAACTGCGCATCTGTTTACAAGCCATACAACCTAAATTATTACGTGAAAATTAAGATCACGCCATTAGGCCAATCGATTCGAGAAAAGTTTTACGCCAGCTATGGAATTAAAGCTAGACCACTAGAGAAGGACAGCGAAGGATTTACTGAGATGCAACTTTGGCAGGCAATGCAGATTTTCGGTGAGCACATGCATTTAGGTATGCCAGAACAGCCCATCTCGTGCGACATCTTAATCGAGGACAAACCATGAATGCTGCGTTTCTTCCGGAAGATGCACTCAAAGAATGGCGCGCTAAGTTCAAACGCCAGCAGCGCAAGAAACAGCCAGAAGGCCAGATAGCTGAGTCTCTGGTAAAGTGGTTCAATTTTGCACACAAGGGGTTTGGTGTGCCCGATTCCCGATTACTGGTGCATGTGCCTAACGAAGGATCTAAGACAAGCAAGCAGGACTTTATTCGTGGAGCTAGGCTTAAGCGAATGGGAAAAGTAGCGGGCGTTTCGGACTACATACTTTTTGTGCCGCGTTCGCAGTGGCATGGGATGGCAATCGAATTGAAGGCTCCAAATGGAATGGTTTCGGATGCTCAAAGTGAGTGGCTAGATCTAGTCTCCGGCCAGGGCTACTTCGTTTTCGTAGCCTATTCACTTGAGGAAGCAATGGCTGCAATCACAAAATACCTTAAACGACTATCATGAACCAACCCATATCAGGCATACGCATGGTTGCCGCAAACTCAGAGCTCGGGCAGCTAGCACAGACCAATGTGCGTGCCGCCGCTAACATTCGGCGCAGGAAATATCCCCTGGAGCTTCTCAACCTAGCCGCAGTTAGGGCCAAGGAAATAGGAATCCAAGCTGCGTCCGAAGAGACGGGTGTAGGTTTAGAGTCGCTACGCAAACACCTTTTTGTAACTAAGATTGAGAAGCAAAATCAAGGTCAGGTTGTGCTCATGCGCAAGGCCAACAATTCGAAGTATCCTTTGGAGCTTAAGCGCGAGGTAGTACGTAGGGCTCACGATCTTCAGAAACAAACCAAGCTACCGATCAAACGTTGTTATGAGAACATAGGACGCCTGCTTGGCGTGAACGGCGCAACAATCAGAACTAGTTTTGTTCGTGGGGAGTTTACATTATGAGCGACGAACGAAAACCACTTCAGATTACTTTCGCCATACCAGACGGACTTGGCGATAATGAACTAGCTACGATTTATTTGACGGTGCTTGCTATAGAAAACACCTGGAGCTCCGAGATCTTGACCGCAATAGAAAAAGACCGAGTCGTTAGATACCTATTCGAACGGTACGCGATTAAACCAAAATCATGACCTCACAAAATTACGCGCAGCACTACGTCATTGGCTGGCTGTTAGCCAAGAAGTTCAAAACGTACCTCGACGGCCTTAGGTTTATGGGCTATGAATTCGAGTACCAAATGAATCGAGACTGGTTTGAGTACCACTTTTTTGTAAGAGGAGACTTAGAGTCAATTCAACGGATCAATAGCTCTCTAGAGCGCGCTGCCGAACAACACCAATTCTCATGAGCCAACCAATCACACAGGAGCAAGCATTAGCGCAATCGTTCGCACCAGAGGAGTCGCTTAGTCTTGCCCCGATTCAGCCGCCAGTCGTTAAGTCTAAGCGGAGATCACTGCGTAAATCGGAAAAGAAGTTCATTGGTGCTCTCACTATCCGCGCTGAGTCTGGCATGCAGTTCCGCGTACCTATCAATCAGGATAGCGCTAAAGCAGAGAGGCAGTTACTTGCTGCGAAGCTCATGAAGGCGTACTCACAGAACGTTGACTTCATGCTTAGCTCAAACCTGGTGCTTGAGCCTAAGGCGTTAGCTGATTTCATGAAGGCCGGGAGTCTCGTATCTGAAATGGTTGAAGCCGCGCATAAGGGAACAGAAGCACCAGAGTCAGCAGTAGGTCATTCAGCTATCGGTAATCTAGCAGGACAAATGCTAGGTGCTGCCGCTAAAGGCTTGATGGAAGGCGCTGGCATGTCGCTAGAAGAACGCATGAAGAAGATAGCCGATTTGGGGAAGAAAACCCAGCACAAAGTAGAAGAGTCAAACAATAAGATACGAGCACAGGCAAAAGAAGTGATTGTAGAACAGGAGCAATCATGACAACGACAGAACAGTTAAAAACAGCACTCGTAGCTATCCAGACTAAAGGCGATAAATTTGCCGCGCTTATGCCCGATCGAATAGAATTCGAATACGATGATGGCGTATCAAATGCAGAATGCTTCGAACTTGTTAACCAATTAACCGACGAGCTTGTTCCCAGGGGATATAGAGTTAATATATGGTATGATTCATCTTCGGGCGTTCACAAGTTCAGAGCTACAAAAATCCAATGAATAAATTCCTACAACCCTACATTGACGACTACCTAGCAGCCTGGGAACGGTTCAGCAGAGCAAGCGGGCTAAGGGTCCTAGTTGAATCTTGGCGCGTTGGGTCTGCGTATCGTCAGCTTGTGTTTGCGCGGCGCGCCTATGCGGAGGTTTTGAATCGCCGATGAAAACTATCATAGCTGGTGGCCGCGATTACGAATTCACCCCAGATGATTGCCTAAATCTTCACAGGCTTTCGATCACCGAGGTAGTCTCAGGCGGCGCGACGGGTGCTGATCGATGCGCGGAACTTTTTGCTGAGACCAATGGTATTCCCATAAAGCTCTTTCCTGCTAACTGGACCAAGCACGGACGCGCAGCAGGGCCAATCCGAAACGAAGAGATGGCAAAGTATGCCGAGGCCTGCGTTCTCTTTCCAGGAGGAAAAGGAACAGCCGATATGGCCGCTCGCGCCAAGAAACATAACCTCAAGATTTACGACTACCGATGAAAACCCAGATATTCTTTACGGGCGGCGAGTGGGATGGACGAAAAGAATCGCTTGAGATCAAAGCGGGCGAGACTATCTCAACTTTGGATGTGCCATGTAAGGATGGCATGTACGCGAGATATGTGTGCCACGGGCACGAGAAGGCCCCTAGGAGCGTAGAAGTCCACTATGACCGAGTCATGACGCCATCAGAATTGACACGCACGCAGAAGCAGCCAGCGTTGGATATTATGGCCACTGAAACCAAAGCAAGCGAGTGGAAGTTATTGAGCCAGGAGAAACCGCCGGTTGGTGAGACAGTCATGATTGGCCATTTGGACCCGGCGGGTAAGCCGTACAATGTTACGCTCGCCTGCATTGATGAAGCGGGGCACTTTAGATTTCAGCCGGGAGCCGAGCGTACTATTGGCTGGGTCCCCAGCGCGTGGAAGAAGCGCTTCGGGGTTTAGCTTGACCTGAGCCGATCGAGGCGCAAGCTTAGCGTGAGTTGTTTTTAGAGCTTCTGTTTTTGTTCATAACCAGCCGCTCGCTAGGGTTTCAGCAACGATGACTGCGCAGCCTCTGTTCCTTTGTTTGTACCACGCCAGCCCCGGTCGGCGTTAATCGTAGCAACCGGATCTATTTTGAGCGAACGGGAACCAGTGCATACCCAAGCGAGAATCCGGAACTGGCAATATCCGAAATAAGAATCGCTGCCAAATTGGAGGTGCAAACCCTCCCGCTCTTAACTAAAACCCCTGGGCTGTAACCAACCAGTCAGGGGTTTTTCTTTGGTAGGCTTAACCGCGCAGGGTAGTGCCGCCTGTCCCTGAATCCGTGACATCGGTAACGTCAGGGTTAATCTCGTCAATGGACGTGAGTAGGCTATCAATGCGGGCAACCGAGTCTACGACTGCTTGGGGTACATCGGGGTCCGTGTTGATGGAGTCCTTGAGGGCCTGGACTTCCGCTTGGATCTTGGTAAGGGTGTCGCCATACGAGGCGAGCTTTGCTTCTAACTCGGAGATTTTCATGGAGATATGAGAGATTCGATTGAGGATATTGTGTTCGATCTGACGTAACAGGTTCTCTAGACGATGAATATCTTCTTTAGTGGCTAACCTATCTGTGTCCCAACAGAAGAAGTTCATGAGGGAGTAGACCCTATTTTCAGAGGAGAGTCGAAATATTTTTCAGATTTCGCTTGATCGTTTCAATGGGATTCTTTTGATCCGGCTTGCGTCCGATGGCTAGTCGGATTGATTCTAAGCATACTTTCTCGGTCGAACATCAAATAAGACCGAGCGAAATTCCTAAGAACCGATCTTCTAGCCGAGGTCGGTTCTTTGCTTTTACAAAGTCTCCCAGGACCAGCGCTAGCTATGCTGAAGACAATTTGTGGTAACGCACAGACCTTTGGCGGCACGTTACAGCCTAACCTAGTCTGGTCGTGAGAGCCTTTGTGAGATTAAAGACGTTCTTTCATTTTCTGAGTTGACCCGTGGCGGAATGGTAGACGCAGCGTCTTAGGTTGCAACCTGGGCGTTAGAGCTGGTCGCGCGGCCATGCTGGTTCGAATCCAGTCGGGTCAACTCAGGACGTGAGGGACACCGGCTACGGAAGCATTCACTGCAATGCCAAACGTACCCAGATTAAATCAGTTCACGGCCAAGCAGGCAAAGGACGATGCTGCGGCTAAGCGTGAGTGGGAAGAGGCTAGAAAGAAGTTTCTTAACGATCGCGCTAAGTACGGGTATGGAACACCAGAGGCTAAACAAGCCTGGAAAGAAAGGATAAAACGCACCCGGAGCTTCTAAAACTTGAAGCGTGCGAGTCCCGCCATCGACTCCAAGACCCCATCTACCGATTGGCCCACAAGCCGCCGCACTCAAAGCCGAGTGGGTTAGGAAGGTAGCACTGGTAAAAATTAACTGGACCGCGAACACAATAAGCGCTCCAGTGTTAGAAAATCGGTGTCCGTGCTGTCGAACAGCAGGGCGGCACTGATGAGCGAAGGCGTATTAAATACGTTCCAACCGGGATTAGGTTTCTAGAACCGAGTTGCCCGATTATGGCCTAGGTACAGGCGCTAGGCTCGCTCTTCAGTGCTTCCCGACTCCAAGCGGTCCGGACATCCAACGGTGCTTAGGCTGGCGGTGCAATTCCGGAAGCTAAGCAGTAAATGACGCGATCAACGGAATGGTTCTTTGATCGGGGAAAGGCTAAAGAGAGCTGGCAAAGCAGTCATACCACCAGCGACCAAGAATCTTTGGCAGCGAAGCGAAACGACCGACAGACCGGGCTTTCACTTTACCTCCTAATCCTATGGGGTTAGGGGGAAATACGCTCTTCTCACTCCCTCTATCCCAAGCTAAACTTAGCCCGGCAACGACGGGCATAATCGAAAAACAAAATGAACAAAGAATCGGCATTAACCTTAATCAAAAAGTTCTACCCGGACAAATGGGAAGAGCTGGTAGCTCCGTATCGAGAGATACAATCAAACTACTACCCTAGATCTTGGTTACAGGCGTGCTTGTACCTAGCGTCTGGTGGAACTAAGGATGAGAGAGCTATCAAGAAGATGAGAAGCCTAAACAGAACCGGAAAGAAAGCTTAATTTAAGATGCCTTAAATAACGAACAGAACAACCTATAAACATGATAACTTACAAAATCACACTGTCAGATGGAAAACGGGTAGACGTAAAAGGATACGATGCAGGCTCAGCTATGGCTAAAGCCCTTGAGATCTACCGAGGACGTAAGATAACCAAGTGCATCTCGGGAGACCAAGAGTGGCACAAGGACTCGCTACTTATTAACTTCAGACCGGGATGGATAGAGTATGAGATACCGGCACACCAGGCGATACCGGAAGCCGGCAAGGAACCGGAAGATGCCGCGACTCCTTCGGAAGAAACAGCAGCCTTTGGATTCCTAGAATCGGTCCCAGTTAGAGAAATGGCAACCAGTAAGCGTAAGTCAAAGAAGTAACAGAGAACAGAACAACCAAAAACGACAGAGAACAAAAACAACTATGAACTGTGAATGCATAGCAAAAGTAAACGAGAAGCTTAAGCCGCATGGTTATGCGCTAGCTGTCTCGTTTGGCGCGGAAACGCTCCACGCAAGCTTGAACCTAAAGACTGTTAAGATTGAGAGAAGCAGAGCTGGAAGGATTAACCCCGGTCCAGATGTCGCTCCGACTTACTGTCCATTCTGTGGAGTCCACACCGGATCCTTAACCCTAGCGGCACAACCATGAGCACAGACTCAGATAAAACGACAGACCAACCAAAGCTTAATCCCGAATGGGTTAAAGCCGGGCCAGAAGCGGACCTAAGTTTCGTAATGCCAGAAACCAAGGATAAAGCAGCGATGGTCTACGGAGCCAACATGCTGGTTAGAACGATGGAAAGGTACAAAGAACTGCTGGAAGAGAACACCAGGCTTAAAAAGGAGATAGACTACTACCGCGAGTTACGCGAAGGAGACTTTGAGCTTACCCGCGCACTGGCTGAAGACGCAGGCATTGAAATTACTGCTAGCAACAAACTGCCAGGGCGGCAATGGGAGCAGTTCCATGATGGCGTAATGAAGCTTAGAATAGAGCTAGATGCGTGCCGAGAAACATTAGATGAGGACGAATCATGAGCAACCTACCAGACATGCGAACCCGCGCAGCCAATGAGGCTTGGTGCATAGCCCGTATCAAACGTAATCCAGTGATCACAGACTGGGAAGCAACGTCTAACCCTAAACGCGCAGCAGCCTGGAATATCCTATTTTAAAGAGGCATAATCCGGCCAAGCAAGAAACAGCCTGAGTACCCCTACAACTCATTCACAATTAACGAACCTTTTGAGCCATGACACTAGAAACTCAGAGAGAAGCTATTGCGCGGGCATGCGGTTGGAGATCAACGATTGAATCCTGGTACTCACCTGAAGGCTCAGCGTACGCTAGGTCAGTCTTTCGCCGAAGAGCAGATGAGATTATCGACGATTCCCACATACTCCCAGATTACCTAAACGACCTAAACGCCATGAGGGAAGCGGAAAACACGCTTACCCCTAAAGAGCACGCGAGCTATGCCAGGCGCCTAGCCTTCCATAACCGAGACGACGCAAGCGTATCTCACTGGATCGCGGCACACGCCAGCGCTGCTGAACGAGCTGAACAATTCCTAAAGATTAAAGGACTCTGGGTTGATGAGCGTAAGCCAGAGCCTAAGATGCCGCTAGAATCCCTGGACAAGTTCTATCCTCCAACTGAGCGCAAGCCTGTGGTAGCCACCAAGCCAATAGATGTCCAAGCGGGCATCTCTCTCGTGATTAAAGAGCCACCATTTCCAATGAACCAAAACGTTAATTAGCCGTAAACTATGAGGGAACACCCTTGCTGTGCGCGGTTCGGTGGTACTATGCTCCGTTAACAAACACTCAGCTTATGCCTCCTCCTACTGACAAAAAAAAGCCGCCGCACGTACCAAGTCAGCCGAATGTGCAGGTGTACCTCCTTCCGATTCAGCAGGAAACACAGTTCTCCAAAGGCTCAACCTTAAAGTTTGAATCAGTCGCCACAGACGCGGACGGAGATCTTAAAAGCCACTACATCACGCTAACGGATTCGGAGAACAGACAAGCTTGGAGTTGGAGTGAAGGCATTCTAGGCGGCAATAGATCCATCTCGATTAAGCAGGGCACCTATACCTTTAACGAAGAAGGCACCTATACCCTGAGAGCTGCGTGTGACATGCGGAAGGCTCCTAACTCTTGGGTAGTCTCGGCTACGTTAACTCTCTCGATTGTTGCAGGTGTAGTCCCAGGTACAGGCGGAGGCGGCGCTGGAGGCGCGGGCGGTCCTGTTACTCCTCCTCCCGTTACTCCGCCGCCACCACCTCCTCCTCCAGTAGATCCGGGTCCACCTCCTTACGATCCACCGCCAGTTATTCCTTCAGGTCCTATCCTAGACGTACCCCTACCTTACGCGGCAGGGCCTATTCCTTTCGCGCTAATGGGCGATTCAATGTACTTTGATAAGAGTGGCCAGGGTAACCCCGCCGACCTCGTGGCAGCGGCAGCAACCACCGCCACAGGCGAAACCTGTACCCTTAAGATCAATGCTTCCGTAGACGGCGCATCCTCGGCTTACATTGTCGATACTCCAGGACTCCTCTCAGCTAAGTGTGCCGCGATTAAGGCGTCAGGCGCTAAGGTTACCCTTGTGCGCTTCGGGCACAACGATTCCAAGGTAGGCGTAGCCTTAGTCAAAGAAGTCTTCAAGGCCAAGATGCAGGCTATCTGCCAGGCATTGGTCACCGAAGGCGAACAGACCGTAGTCCTGCAATACCCGATCAATATCCAGGAGGGATCCTATAATGGGCTATGGACCAAGGCTAGCTTGCAGCTCTTGGAGTCCTACCTGCCAATGTTGGATCAGGTCTGCAACCAGACTACTATCCGGCAGGGCAATCGCTCGCTCTTCGTTCACTTCACCACCCACCCAGATCAACAGTTTGACGGCGTACATCCTTGGTACGAAGGAATCGCGGCACTAGCGAATGGCGACGCTATGGGCATGAAGTACGCTCTTAAGCCCGTAGCCAGTATGCCTGTAGCGCGCAATCAGGACGGCGCTGTAAACGCGGCAGGCTACGCAGCCTATTGGAAGACCGAGGATCCCCGCGCCTGGTCGCGCCACTGGGGTCCAACCTGGCAGGAGAAGAACCCTAACGGCACCGAGGATCGAGACGAGCTATTCACTAAAGAGCTCAAGTACGACTCTCAGATCTACGATAGGCTTGGCGAAGGTGTGCCCGTGCCCCCTATCGACGGATCTCTCCAGGACCCAGGGCATGACATGCACCCCGTTAACTGCGCCGCGCAAGTCATCCCGCGCACAGACGGGCCAACTCACCCCGCCGTTGATCCAGGTGTTAACAATTACTTTTTTGGCCTACCAAACTATTGCGTAGATCCCAACGACCCCGCCAACTGGAATCCAGATCCATATATCCGCAACCTCCTCATGCTGGATCACCGGCAAAGGACTATCCGGCTTAACGACGATTACTGGATGAGCCTCCAGGGTGGAGACTACAACTCAGACGGCGGCACAGTTACATTCCACTCCGAGGACCGCATCAATCACTGCGGCCTGGATAAGTTCCAAGGCTCAGCTCAGTATAACCTCTGCTTTGCCCTACAGCCTAAGCGCAATTCTGGGGGCTTCCTGCGCGATTCTACGCTATGGACCCTATACGCCCATCTCTACAAGCGCCAGGACCCTTACGGCGCAGCAGGAGAGCCCCTAGCTACCGCTCTTAGCCGACTTCCTAGTAACCCAATCTGGTCAGACCGAGCCAACTTCATCAACTCTTCGGAAGCCTGGATTGACGATGCTTACGGCGCGGGCACAACTCAGCCACTCGATACTTCCCGCGATGGAGATAAGTTTCCTGTTCCCGTAGGAGGTTTTCTTCCCGGCGAAGTCCCCGGACCATTCGCTATCTCAACGATGAACGAGTTCAAAGCCTCTATCGTCTGGGATACCAATCGCCACGTAGCCAAGGTTGTCGTATTCGCTATGCAAGGTTGGGGCCTACCCGGGCACAGTCCTCCCTACATCGGCTTTAGTAACGAAGGCTCTTGGACCAAGTGCCAGCGCATTGATGAGTTCGATCTCTTCAACATGGATGGTGTGCGCGTTAACTTTCCAACGTCTATCTGCATGGCCACAGACGCTACGCTTAAGCCGGTCAATCCAGATCCCGGCCTAATCAACCTAGCTGACGCGGGCCAACGCGCAGGCTACCGCAATAGTTCCCTGGATAATTCTGGCACGTACTCTTCATTTGCTCGCTCTGGATGCATTGCCGTAGCTTCTAAAACCGAAGGAGAATTCTTGGTCTACGATTGCACAGCCTTTATCCTGGACATCTGGAATAAGTACCTAGAGCCAGACCAGACAACCTGGCAGGCCACGCAGAACGCGATGAACGCTGGCACGTTCCCCTCAAACTGGCAGGGTGGCAACGCTGGCCTAAAGCCTACCCTTGTTTACTCGGCTAAGGTAACTAAGCCTACGTGCCTATTAGCTTCAGGTGGATTAACCAACTCTCACTTTGGCGATTGGTCTGCAGACTTTGAAAAGATCCTAATCGGCACAGAGTCCGGGCTAGTTCACGTCTGTTCCATTGCGCCCTTCATGGATAGGTACAAGTTTGGCTACTTCTCCGGCGCTCCCGTCCAGATCTATGGTTCATTCCAGGTCGGCTCAGTGGGCTGCAACATCACCCAAATGTTCTGGTCCCGCTTTGACTCCTACTACGGCCAAGTCCAAGCCGCTGGCGTCATGGACGAAGGGCAGAACCCTCAAGCCTTCGGTCAGAGTTTCTTCGCCGTAGCCCGCGCAGACCGCGCAGTCTATTCCTACGTCACCAGGTTTGCTGGAAATCGCGGCGTAATCGGCGGCATGTACCGAAAGATCACCGACAAGAGAATTCAGGACCCAGTTTGCGCCTGCGTTGCCACCCGAAACCTAGCACTCCACATCGGAGACTACAGCCAAAACATCATTCACGGCATCCAGTTTGGCGGCGTGAGTCGCGGCGCAATCTACGACTCCGCTCGCGGCGTAACTATCTATGGTGGTTTCTACTCTCCTCCAGATCCAACCGGACAAAAAGGATGGTCTTATACGGGTTCATTCCGTGTGGGTGGTGCTCCGTTTCGCATATCACTTGATAATATGAATTGATCAAGTGCTTAATATTCAATAACTTATGTCATTTAAAAGAGACGATATCAGAGATATCATAGCCGCAAATCCAAACCATAGCCAACAGTGGATTCATGAGGCCCTCATGCGACCGTGGAATAAGCCCAACCCAGATGAAAAAGACTGGGCTGAGTACTCGGCGGCAATAACTACCATACTGGTTAGGCGAATGCCGAAGGAAATAGACATTCCGTGGCTAAAGCCTGACGTGCGTACTGCCTAGAATACCGATCCTATCAAGGGCGTAAATAATCCAAACTATAGCTAGGATTATTCCCAGTATCTGAAGCGGGACTCCACCCATAAACGGTAGTTTTGTAGCAATGAAGTAAATCAAAGCGAGGATCAACCCAACGATTAGAATAGCGATTAAACTTTCGACCATAATGCGGCCAAGCGTATCACCTATTCGTCAACGAGGCTATCAGGCCGGGACACCCAACACTCCATGGGGGGATTTCTAACGTCAGGCTCTTTGATAAGTACGAGCAGCCCAGGGTGAGCGCGAAACGCGGCACAATACCCAAGCTCTGCGCGGTAACCACCTTGGCTCAGGATCACTAGCTTACGCACAATTTCTTTGTCCTGGTCGTCGTTGCTAGAGCTCCAGTCTCTCCTGTGCGGGCAAGCCATACAGGTTTCAATGCGCTTGATTGCCAGCTTGAGCGGGATAAGCTTACCTGGCGGAGATCTCCAGAGCTTATTAGTAAAATCGGTTAATCGATCTTCGATGGTCTTAGTTGGTTCATCGATAGGCTTATCCGTGCGTTCCACGAAATCGGGATACCGTTCCACGAAATAAAGGGTAAGCTCATACTCTGGCCTTCCCGGCGGCAAAGAGTTTTTAAGCCTGAAGCTGGAGATCTCCTCTAAAAGACCATCGAGGCTTGAGCTAGTTATCACAACACCGGAAGGGTCTTGGTAGTTCCATCCACCCGGTGGGGCCTTTGGATAATCTCGTCTTAGCTTAATCACGGCTACCAGCTTTTCTTTTGGACGAAATAAAATATGGCCTGAGAAAACGTCCACCCAAATAGCCGCATCCTTCGCTTAACTGAAACGGCGCACACTCCTACGCTTTTACACACGCCACTAAATGAACCTTTAACGTTCTCGTAGAAATACGTTCCAGTCTTAAAATTAGATTCACGCCTGTTCGCCCGCTGCTCTTTTCTGGTAGACCACTTTACGTTTCCAGGCACATAATTTCCATCATTCGAAATCCTGTCTATGCTGTGCTCTGGACTCGGCCTAAATCCAACGTGAGCAAGAAAATCCTCATAGTCGTAAACCCAGCGAGGATACACTGAGATTCCGCGCCCACCCCAGTCTTTATACCTAGGCCAGTTCTTGTCCGAGCACCTACGGTTAAGGTCTAACCAAGCTTGTTTTTCTGGTGTCATTTTATTCTACGTAGTCTAGTGTATCCTGAGCGTGCTGGTCATTCTCATCGAATAAATAGTCTGGCTGATCGAGCGTTTTATGGGAGACCGTATTGCTGTCGGTTTCGTTTCCGGTCGGTAGCTTTTTACTTGAAGCTTCCATCATTCCGGGGATGGTTGGGAATCGACTCCTTATGAGATGCGGAAGCATTATAAATGCGTCCGCCTCATCTGGTGAAATTCCACCATTACGAGCACGGTAATTGTCCTTGGACTCTACACGGCTCTTGTGATCCTTGACCGTAGAGTAACGCCGAGAGCTAAGCTGCCGGTATAGCGGCGTAGTCGGTATAATCGGATTGATCAGTATGCCGCAAACTCGCGGGTCTAGCCAGCGCTTAAACGAAAACCATAGCTCTGTGGGCAAGTTGTCGTAGACGTCGTTCGCCGTTCCCATGTCGTCAGACAAAACTCTGAGCTCCGTAGCTTTCTCGCCCCAATTAATACCGAGTACATTGCCCCAGAACTTCGTAGTGTGGGACCAAACACCTAGAGCGTTTCCGGTCATATCAAGGCAGACGTTTTCAGGATCAACCATGAGTTGCTTAGCGCGGCCCATAAGTTCCTGAGTCATGGTTACTGTGTCGTCACTTTTTGGTAGGATGAAAACTTGATCTATCGTCAGTACGTGTCTAGCCTTCCGCTCTCCAGGGTTAAGCCTGTCCTCAAAGAACACCATTTCTCCGCGCTCTTTACGCCAGCCAGCAGCTAGGCCCCATCGCGCCAGAACCATCACCGCTTTGTCTCTTCCTTGAAATGCTAAGTCAGCCGAGAGCAGGTTCTTTACCGCAGACACGTAGACTGCTTCTCCTCTTTGTGTTTGTAGCCACTCGGGAGGAATTACTGTATTGGCGCTATCCTTCATGGGGGGAAATCCTCTAGCCACGTAGTAGGCCGCGCTGTTGTCCCCTCCGCGCATGAAGCCTAGGTAGGCTTGGTACGTGAAGAAATTTGGATAGACCACTTTTCTCTGAACTACGTTCTCGAATCTCGCGGCATCCAATCTAAGCACCTGATACCCCGATTTAGCCTGGTAGTAGTGCAGCGTCTCCAGTTGTTCTGGATGCCATCCCTCAATCGGCTCCGCCATTTCCACAACCTTCTTGGATAAATCCACTGGGTTAAAACAGGAAATGATCTTGATTAGATCAAGCCCATCCATGGATGCTTCCGAGGTTTGAAGGTCACCGAACGCAGCAGCCGGGGAATCCTGAGCTTCGTCGATGAGTATCCTTACCCGCGAGGACATACCGAATCGTTTATGCTCTAACTTCCTAAGGGGCTTGGGCTTATGTCCACGTAGTCCACCAGAAGAAATGACACCCTGCTTAATCGCAATGCCTGAAATACCCATCTCTGCTATCCACCCTTTAACGCTAATTGTGAGATCTGAATCGCGCACGATAAGTTCATGCGTCATAGGTATTGCCATAGTCTTAAATAGCGCCGAAATGTGGGAGTGAAGGTTCTTTCTTAGGTTGTCCTCGTTCGCCGAAACGAGCTTAATATTGGTGTACAGCGGGTCTCGCAAGAAATCCAAAGTTAGGTAGACACCAGCGGAATAGGTCTTAGATAGCGAAGATCCAGCCATAATGAGAAGTCGATTGTTCTCATGAATGGCTTTGAATATGTCCTGTGTTACGCTCGGTCGCGGGTCAAACTGCGTTCTACTCCAGAGCAAACCAGCGGCTACGAGATAATCATCGGAATCCAGTAGGTTCTGGAGAAGTGTCCTAATCACAAGCTCGGCTTCCTTCTTTTCGGTAACCACCACGTCAACCTCGTCCGCACGTAGTGCAAGACATGCGGCAGCTATCCAATCCCCTTCGGCTAAGGCATCATGAACCAGGCTTACTTGTTCCAAATTCATGCGACGTGTGCCCAGGAAATGCGATTAACGATCTTCTGTACGGTAGACTGGTAGGTGTTGTAGCGCTTAGCAATGGACACTTGAGATTCCCCGTTCGCCCACGCATTTCTCATTTCTAAAACTTCACTGGTATTGAACTTAGCCATCGGGCATTTCTCTCCAAGGTTATGACCGAGTACCCAACACCTATGCTGGAGGTTTTGTGTGGGTGTACACCACTCAAGGTTATCTAGATCAATATCTGTCTTGATTCCGTTCTTGTGATTGACCTGCTCTAACTCTTCAGGATTTGGGATAAATGTGATCGCTAGAAGCCTATGAACATTCACCGTTGTTCCCATCATGGAGTAATAGGGATACCCGTTAGTATCGAGGTTCATTCTAAGAATGCGTTCTTTTATTCTGCACACACCACCGGATCTATGCCGCGTTTCAAACGCCATGCGCTTAACCAATCCAGTGCGGGTTATTTTATAACCATCCCTACCAGGAATGTCGTACCACTCTTCGCTCATCTTAGTTCCTTTCTGGATCAATCGGCGCACTCACGCCAGCGGGCGTAAACACTCCGTCCTTGTACTCTAGCGATAACTCCTCGCGTATGCTTACCGCGTTTTCACGAGCAAACTCGTCCATTAGTTTCTCTACCTCTAACCGGGACATGCATAGCTTTTGGCGTAGTGCTTCAGCCATTACCATGCAGACTCGGTGAGACATGGTGGCGTGCGCTAGATGTTTCTCTAGCTGTTCCATCGCTTCTACCATTGCTTGCTGTTGGCCTAGCGTCATGCTCATGGTTTTGTCTCCAGCATTGTCTTATCTGCTTCGTATTCGGTAATAGCTTTCTTAGCTGTTTCAATTGCCCATTGTCTATGTATTTCCTGATAATCGCGGGATAGCGTATCGTCACCCCAAATACACCGCATTTGCTTTTCGCAATATTCCAATGCCCTCTTAAGATTGTCGGCGGTCTTCATTCTGGTTTTTGTTCAGGTTTAACGATAGGTGGTATCTCTCCGTTCGCAATGGTTTCTTTGAGCTTAATCAACTGTTCCTTCATGCCGTCAGCCGCGCCCAAAAACTCCGACATGTCTATCTTTCCTTCGGCGTCTCGTTCTACGTGAGCGTTGATGAACTTGCTGGTGATCTCCTCAACCTTCTCTTGCGATAAGTTGTACTCTGAGCGCACTGCTTCGATCATAACTAGGAGAATGCGCAGGTTTCCCTCTAGCTTTTGGATGGCCGCTTTCTGTGCGCGGACTGTCTCACGCAGCGTTTTCTTTGTAACGATATTGATTGGTTGAATTGGTTGAATCATGTTAAAATAAGTCCGACTTTTCGTGCGGCGGTTGCGTGTCTTTCTATTGCAGTGTGATGGTCGCGGCAAACAGCCATCCAGGTATAGGTATCGTTGAGGTATTTTCCCCTTCGTTTCATGTGGTGAATCTCACTGGAAGCTTCTTGGCATGGATCCCCAGATACTACGAATGACGAATCGTCGAGAAGTGCCCACTGGCACTCACAAAATGGATGCTCTGCCAGGTAGTCCTTACGTAGCGCATAGTATTCCTTTAGCGCGGCAGACATATGTTTGGACACGCGCTTTAGCTGCGTCCGCTTAAGTGGCTTTGTGCTTCTATTTAGTGGCGATCGTTTCACAGGTGTTCAGATTTAGTGTTTGTGTCTCGCTTGGCAAACTCCCTTATAACCCAATCCGTCATTCGCATTTTAGCCAAATTAATATGCTTACATGTAACCCACTGACCCTTCTTCACTTTCGGCCCAACAGTTGTTCGCCAATATATGCAAGAGCACTCCCCTCGACATCCATATGCGCCAAGATCAACCATATGAGATTCATGCGCAGACGAGCTTGATTCTATGTTCCACGTCAAAGGATTCGAGTATGGAGTATAGATCTTGGGTTCCCCTGGTTCACGCGACTGAACGGGTTGTGTGTGCATTGGCTAAGATATCTTGATTTACTCCTCCGCTCCAGAGCTCAGGATGGTTTAACCACCAACTATCGTACTTGATCAGAAACTTATCCGCGTAGTACGAGCGAATGTAAAACCCGAATGCTGGTCTCTGCCCATGTTTCTTACCGAAGTACGCCAATCGAAGTTCCTCCCATTCTGGGATGCAGGTAGGATTGTCGTCAACGTACCGGCTGAACTCCGTGCGGTTCGTGGCTATTCGTTTGCGCCGATTCATACAGGTATGTCGTTTTGAAAGTCCGCTGTTTCGTTGAGCACATCCGCGATCTCCCACGGTCCGTTTGCCCAAAAGTCGCGCTCAGCAGCCCACAGCCAAGCATGAGCAACAGTCTCCTTCCATGCTTTCTCGGCATCCTCATCCGACCATAGCTGAGCTATTGGAGCCTTTGGTTCGTTGCTATCGACGATTAGCGACATAAGCCTAGGCGTTTCGCAGCAGTTCTTCTTGGCCCATGTTTTGGCATAGAAACTTAATTGTCTTGCCCAACTTGAATAGAAAGCCGGTTTGGCTTTTACGTCCTGAGATTTGTAGTCGATGACCAGGAGTCCGTGTGTCTTGTGCCTGACAACTTTATCTAGGGTTCCAGCTACCGCTATCTGATCATTGGCTAGCACGAGCTCAGATCCAATAATCTCTACGATGTTAGCGTCATGCCAAGCAGCATATTTTTCAAAGTATGGGATAATCTGGAGGTCCATTGGATACTGAGGAAAATGCTGGAGCGCATCATGCAATCTCGTACCAAAATCGGCGGCAGTCTCGGCAATCTTTCCAGACGCTTTCTTAATTCGATCTACGTAAGCCTTGAGGTCCTCCCACTCCATCTTTGGATAAGCGATGGTTGCCTTAATGATCTCCCCCTCCATCCACCTGGTAAGTCCAGGGTTTACTCGAATTGCTTTTTCTATCGTAGTGATTGAGCAGTAAAGCCCCATCTTTCGAGCATCACGCAAATCTGAATCGTGATGCGTAGTTATTGTTCCATCTGGATTCGGTTTGTACCAATGGCTCATAGGTTTTTAGTTTGAGTTGCTAGCTGGTAAATCGTCTTTCTGTCTAAGCGCTCGCTTAAGGGGGCGTATAAGTTCGTCCGGGCGAAACATTAGGTCCTGTACACCGTGCTCGGGGAATTCTAGTTTCGTGGCCAGATATTCCTTCTGTTCGTTGCCACGTGGCCGCTTGTTCTTTACCTTCGTAAGTTTACCTAAGTTGGATTGATCGGCGTTCATTTCTTTAAAAGGGCTACGACTAAAGCCCCTGCCAATCCGCCAAGCAGGGAGCTTATTGTCACTAGCCACAAAATAAGCTTGGCGGTTTCTCTTGATTGAGCTTTCATCAAAGCGTTTATCTCTTTAATAATTTCTTGGGTTTCTTCGTTTTCCATATACATCAGAATGGCACGTCCTCTCCGTCGTCTTGGCTAGCTTGGAAGGCTGAGCCGCCAGGCCCGGGAGTCGGTTTAGATCGCGGCTGTGGAATAGCGCGCTCAAAGGATTCAATGCCTGCTGTGTCTGCTTGCGTGTAGGCGGGACTTGGCGACGGGTCAGGTGACCAAAGGTGTCCGCGCTCCAGTCGTTGGGAAACGCCAATGATCCCAGAAGCTAAGCGGTGAACGGCATCGAACAAAGCATCGTCAGCAAACTTACCGTCTTTAACGGCTCCAGATGCAATCAGAATATCAATTGCCGCCTTAACGCTCATACCCACAGTCTGACCGTTAACTGAATTAGGAAACGCCTGTGCGTAGGTCATCAATGGCATATCTTTCTGCGGCGGTTGCTTTATCGCAGGCTTAGGCACGAACGGCGCTTGCTGCTGAGCTTGTGGTGGTGCCGCGACCGGAGCCTGCTGTTGCGGAGCTGGAACGCCCTTGCTGGATTCGTAGGTATCTTTGTCGTGCAGCGTGGCCACGCCAGATATGCTCAGATTCTTGTACGTCTTGGATCCATCCTGGCTCGGCTTCTCCTTAATCTGTACCCCAGCGATCTTGTTGTTCCCCGTCTTATTGGAGACGAAGATAACGTGCTGCCCGCGCCACGGCGATAAGTCCTGCATGCCCCAGGCGTCTCCAAACAGCCAGTCATTTCCTTCCTGGATTTTGAAGCTTTGTACTGTGGTAGGCCCCTTAGCACCTTGCACCTGCTTGTGCTCCTTTACTTCAACAAGTGTTCCTTGAACACCCGGAATCACCATTGCTGGCATCTCCTTAATTTGCTTAATCGTCAATAATGCTGTACTCATTGACGCGAATCATTTCGATTGCGCAATCAGAGTCAAGCAATAAACTAATCTGAACGAACGATCAAACCTTCACGGAACACCAGCGGGTTGTCTCGATCGTAAATAATTCATTTGTTGCAAGACCTTCCTAGTCAAATATCCTTTTGCCTTCTGATCTCGCAGGTACTGTTGCGCTTCTTCTGGCGAAAGATTCGAGATTCGGTTCAGGTAAAACTGGGCACGTTCTCCTTCAGCGACATTGAACTTACTTTCAACGTCTGACTTCTGTTGGCCTTGGAGTTTTTGTTTAACTGCGGTACGAATCTCGTTCTTGAGAAGCTGGGCTTGCAGTGGGTTCTCTCGGATCGCCTGTTGAATCTCTGGCATTTGAATGTGCGCCCGAACCTGAGACAGATCCAGTTGGCCATTGGCGTCTGTGCTTCCTGCGATAATTGACTCGATAAGCTTCTTGCGGTTTCTGTTGGCCTCGAAGCGTTCGTCTTGAGCCTCGTGAAGCGCGCCCGTATCTTCACTCAGCGGTGTCGCCCTACGCAGACCACCAGCGCCAGCAAGATCCATGAGCATGTTTCCGACTCCAGGTAGAATTGATTCTCCTGGGCCAAACGCCTCTTCTCCAGCTTTAGGCGTAGCTGATTCCGCGAAGGCTCCTTGAACCGGATTTAGGTTTCTAAACGCGGCACTCGCATTAGCTCCAAGCTGCCTTAGCGTGTCTGGGCTTTGACCAATAGGGGTTACGGTCTCCGCTACGCGATGGAATGTTGGGTTATATCCCGTTAAAGCGGTGACTGCAGCGGTTGGGACTGGACCAGCGTATGGGTGAATGAGCGCGTTTCTTACGTCTCGCCATGCTTGACCACCTACGTTGTTTAGATTGTCGCCAGTTTGTGCGCCGGTTAGGACCGCTTGCAGGCCTGTACTGCGAAGTCCGCGCCGAAGAAGTGTGAGCTGTGCAGGATCAAAGTAGTAGCGCTTTCCATCGTCACTTTCATTTAGTGCAATCTTACCAAGTGGGGTTCCTTCTGGTCCGCCCGGATCTCCCCAGGCCAGATAGTTAATCACCGCTGGAATGGCGACAAGTGTGCTGTAGGCTCCGATTGTCTGTGCTGCCCTAAGCTGCAAGCTTGCTGCTTTGGACGCAGCCTTCACTCCTCCAGTGGATAGCCCGCCAAGTGCTCCGACTTGTTTAAGGCCAATAGAATTGAAGTTTTTACCAGCAACCAGGAACGGCGATAATCCAGACTCCTTTAGGATAGCGTCATACTTGCCAAGCAAACGGCTATTGTACTGACCAATCCTATTGGCAAAGTCGCGCCTACCAGCTTCTGACTCTTGGACCAATCCACGATCAACCAAGGTCTGATACAGATCATCTAAGGCCAACCTACCGGCTTTGTCTACCGTGTGGAGGAATCGACTGATACGATTTGTGTCCCCTTCGTAGACCGGCCTAATGCTTCCGATTTCAGAAAGATTGGCAATTTGCGACCGGATTTCTGGGGTGTCCTTGATAAGGTCAACAACCTTCATCCCCACTTTTCCAAGAGCATCGAACGAGGATGCTATCGGCATGCCCCTAAACACTTGAGTAAGGAAGTTTTCTCCACCGGGAGCAGACGCGATACCAGCAATAATGTTGGCCCCGTGCACAACCGGATCGGTTAGACCGCGCATCTGAATCAGGTTCATTGCTCCGCGCAATTGATGAGCTATCCCTGCTTTGCTCAACGGTCCATCCGTGTTCAGAGCTGTGCGTAGCTCTCTTTCAATAGATTTATCTGGCCAAAATTGGATATTCTCACTCCCAGATCCACGTTGCTCAATAGGGATAGATCCACCGTAACGGCCAGTATCTAAGTCGGCTGGTCTCTCTCCGGGAGGTAACGCTACACCCAGCCCGTCTTTTTCAAGCTGTGTATACATGTTCCGCTTAGCAGCATCCTCATAGTTACCTTTGACCATCCGATCAATCAGGCTATTGGCGTCAATGTTGTACTCTTCTGCGGTGCCCTTACGAACTTTAGAAAATGCAGACCGGCGCTGAAGCGGATTTCGGAGGTTGCCCTTTGGCGATGATCCGCCAGTAACTTCTTTAGCCTCTTCAAATATTGGCTGCTGGTTTATGAAAACTCCAGTATTTGGTCCTGGGGCAGCAAGCTTTACAGTTGGAAGTGGATCTCCGTTTTTTAGCGCTTCTTGAATCGCGGCCTCATACTCTTCTCTGGAATCAAATCCGCCCGTGAGCAAATGACGCGCCTCGGCTGCGGGCTGAACGGTCTGCTTAAAAATCTCGTTGGCCTGTTTGATCTGTGGATCATTTAACGCGGCCTGAAATTCGGCCTCATTCTTGAATACGCTTTCACGCCCAATTGTGCTTACTACTTTAGATGCCTGCTTGCGTAGCTGCGCAGCTTCCTCTGGAGTGGACGCGTTGTTTGCGGCCTCCTCCAAACTATTTTTTAGCCCCCTCTGCTGTTCTTCGACCCAAACAGAACCTAGCCTCTTTGAGAACTCCGGGCTTTTATACTGACTTCCAAGCACCCTAGCCTGCATGTCTTTCGCTACGTCCTCGGCCGCCTGTGGCGCATTGGCATAACGAAACACAGCATTAGCGGATTCTTCCGATGCGTTCCTTAAGCGCGGGATATTCTCATTGATTATGTTGCGGCGCAGAACATCTAGTTCTTGCCCAACCTTGGCCCTGGTTATGGCGTCCGCCCCTTTCATCAAAGCAGCAGCGCCGATTCCGCCAATGATTGCCCCGGCTACAGCGTGGACTAGCTTATCGTCTTTCTCGTTGGACCCAAGAAAGCCAAGCGTGCCGCCGGTAGCGCCACCGGCAAGTATGCCTAACGCTTTTCCTGTGACTGCGCCTTGAGTTCCGCCAGCTCCAATAGCACCCGAGAATTGAGAAGATCCAGAATTTGCTGGATTCTCTTCGGGTCCTGGGAGTCCAGAAGTATCGTACCCCTCCGAGCGCAGGGTTGCTTCATCAACAGTTCTTCCTCTTGGATTGTCGGGCGTTCGGTCAACCTGGTAATACCGCTCGGACTTTGGCCCTGACTTGGTGTCATACTTTTGCTCATACAGAAACTCTGTGTCTTCGGGCAGCGGCTTTAGCGGCGGTGCTTGTTCGATGTTTTGGATTGCTTGGTCGAGGGCTTGTGTTCCGGCAACGATTTCTGATTGGGCGTTTCGTGACTCCACGCTAGGCAGTTCCAATTTCCCGCTTTCCCCTGTGCTTTCAGGGCGTAACACTTCGCTTGTTGCGCTTTGCTTTTGAATGGCATTTTGATTTCCTCCAATTTGATCTTGTTGACGTAGACGATTAAATTCTTCTCCAGTCATCTCGGACGGATACGCGCTTTTATATGCCTTAATTTTTTGGAATAGGTCTTCGCTTTGACCAACAACATTCCCCTCTTCGTTCAATATTGCGACCCTAGTGTTACTAGGGTTACGATTAATGGTTTCACTGATTTTTTCAGGTGTGTTGTTACGTTTTATATCGACAATGTCGTTATCGCTATACCCCATCTCCTTAAGACCTTGAACCAATGCCGATTGCTGCGCGGTAGCCTCTGAGATCGTAGGTAGTTTTGGAGTCTGAGTGAGCGCATTAGCTGCGGCCTGCGTACTAGCAGGACTTCCTTCGACGTGAGAAGCAGTTTCAGCTACAATGTTGGCTAGACTCGGTGGCTTAGCCGCTTTAGCCAATACCTGTTCGCCAGCATTAAGCTCTGGTTGAGCTAGCCGAGCAGCAGCCGTTCCGCCCGCGCCAAGCAGACCACCACCAACAGCACCAAGAACTGTATTTTGAAATCGCTCTTGTGGCGTATCGCCTTGCGTTGATCCAATAGCACCACCAACACCTACGCCAGCAATTGTCGGAAGAGCAATAGGAAGCGCCCGCCCGTATTGCTCGTTCATCCTATTGGCCTGAGATGAAAGCTCAGCGTTTAACGGAAGCGCGGTAGCCCGTTGAGCGTCCAGTTCTCTAATCTGCCTAGCTGCCAGTTCTTGAGGAGAGGTTTCAATCGGCGTAAGCGTGCTAGGCTGAATCTGATTAGCCCGCATTGCTTCCTGTAAATCCAGGCCAGACGCCTGTCTCAAAATATTCTGCTGCTGCACTGCACGATCAGCCGCTTGCTGTTCAAGTGCTAATTGCTCTCGAAGTGCTTGAGCGCTTTGCGGCGTAGCCGGGTTATCCAGAATCGCACCCTGTCTCTGTGCGTTAACTGCTCCTTGTGCTTCGGCGGCATCAAGAACGTTCTGCGCTTGGACTGGAGCCTGTAGCTCTACGGCATTCTGATAGCCTGTATCTATGCCCTGTAGCGCTCGTTGTTCGCCTTGAAATGCGTCAGCAAGTGCCGCGTTGCCTTCAGCTTGCCGCGCCGCCTGAGCATTGATTATTCCTTGGTCCGTGTAGCTAGCTGGAGCAGACTCAATTTGCGGCAAACGAGGATTTCTTAGATCTGAAATAGCGTTCGCAATAGCGTGACCTCCACGAGCACCTAGGCCCATGGCTAGCGTAGGTAGTAGATCCGTAGCGTTTCCTTCGTATTTAGCCGCGCCAATAGGTAGTCCCGTATTAGGATCAATTTCAGGCTGCGTTGGTCCAGCCGTTAAACTCGATAGTTGATACGGAGCCTCTAGCGCACCACCCTCAAGGAGGCCTTGTGCTGCCGCCTGCCTAAGCGTAGGAGCCGTAGCGCCAGATCCAACTGTACTCACTAAACCAGCACCAACTATACCTGGTAAACTGTAGTTACGCCAATTGAGTGGATCTTGCCCCGCGCTTTCAGCGTCGATTGCTTGGCCCGCTAGTTCACCCGTAGATCCAAGAATAAGCCCTGGGAGTCTAAGCTCTGGAGCAAGCGTTGACGCAACCAATCCACCGCTACGGACAGCCAGATTACCAGCTCGGTTAAATCCGGGTTGAAGCGTACTAAGAGCGCCACCGATATCTGCGTTGGATACCTGATTTAAAAGTTGGGTAGAAATATCCCCTTCCGTTTGTTCACGCTGCGGAGCTTGGCCAACACGCCTAAAAGTATTGTCGCCAGTCTTAACGATAGCGCCTAGATCTCGGTCTTGAAACGCTTGGCCTACTGGCGCTGCCCTAAACTCCTTAGTGAACTGCGCGGCTTCAGATCCGCCTTGACCAGTAATCCCGCCAAGGACATCATACGCACGTTCACGAGCAATTGGGCTAGCCTGAGATAAGCTTAAGGTCTGTCCTCCTGCTGCACGAGCATCACGGAGGTTTAGATTTGCTCCGATATTAGGAGCAGGCGCGTTATAAGCAGCACTTGCCATCCTCGCCAAATCAGCACCACCAGACGAAGTCGGTGCCGCAGGCGAAGCTGTTTGTTGGATACTCGCAAACGCGGCATCAATATCCGCTTGGCTGGGCGGATTAGCTCCCTCCATTTCAATGACCGTACCGGAGGGACCTGTTACCTCATAAGTAGGCATTAGGGTTTAACCACACGAATTTTGTAGGGCGACACGGGAGCTGCATTAGGCTGAGCTACTGGAGTCGGATTAAACCCGAGGAGATTATCGATCTCACTGTCATCTGGAATGTCTGGAGGTCCAGGGTTTGGTGGTGCTTGGCCAACGGAACCAGCCGGAATTATGGGAAGCGTAGTCACTGGTTGATCCGCAGCGGGAGACGGCGAAGTGAATGAATTGATCTTATTCTTCACCCAATTCGTGGCTGCTGTTGCCATACTCTCACTCTTTGGCTTAACGGCACCCACCTTACCATCTCCTGACATCATTGCCGCAAACGGATCAACCGAACGATTCGGTTTAGCGTTCAGACTGATAGGAGGGAGCGCCTGCCGCGTTTTAACGTCTACAGGATTTAGAACCAAATTGCCATTGGCGTCTACTGTCTGAAAGATCTGAACCTTACCTTGCGCCTCAAGGGCCTTGTAATGGTTGATTCTCTGAGCATACAAGTCAGCCTGAGCCTTAGCCCGATCCTGATTGGTCTGAGCGTTAAGCGCAGCAATTCTGTTAGCCTCGGCTCTCGCAGCAGCTTGGTCTTGCTGATATTCCGCAGTAGATTGTCGAGAACCTATAAGGGAATTATTTAGCGCAGCCGTTTCAGCCGTAACCAGCGGCTTCATGTTTGCCGTGTATGGACTGCTTGTACCCGTAACTGGATCGTATTGCACACCGCTTTCCTGAATTACTTGATCATACTGTCCCGTCGGTTGTCCGTTCGCGTCCAGCCTAGGAACCTGAACAATAGATTCTCCCTGCTTTGTCCTGAACGGTTGGCTCGCTTTGGCCGTTTCAATCCTAGCCAATGCGGCACGATATGGTGCTTGGGCCTGAGCCAATTCAGTTTCGGCCTGGATTTGTGCCAAACGTGCCCTCGCAGCTTCCTGCTCAATTGGCGCAAGAATAGCTTTCTGCCGCGTATTCTGAATGGCGTTTACGGCTCCAATGCCAGAATTAAACCCAGCAATAGCCTCGCCTGGTCCACGCCCAGCCAATTGCGCTCCATCAGCGAATTGAATATTTGGCATCACTTGGACGCCGAAGCCACTCGTGCTAGCCATGTTATTTATTTTTAATCTGACTTATTTGTAAAATCATATGCCGTGCCGGTTGAAGATCCACCAGCATTATACGATGGATAGCTACTTTGCTGCTTATTGTAGCTTGAAATAGCACCAGCTCCAACGCCGCCAAGTTGACCTAAGAGTTGAGCGTAGTTATTTCCCTGCTGAGCTTTGAATGCTGCCGATTGCTGCCCGGCGTTCGCCGCCAAATTAGAATTGCCGACACTCAGGTTAGCTACGGCACTGGGATCAAGTCCGACAATAGGCGACTGGATGCTTTGACCAAACTGGGCCGCACTCAGATACTTTGCAAAGTCTCCAGCACTCAGGGCTTGTAACGCTGCTGCTTGCTGGAGTGCGTTCTGTTGTGCGAATTGACTCTGCCCAATCTGCTGTTGATTGTTAGCGAGATTAAAGTTACCTAACGCCTGTCCCGTGCTCGCCGCGCTATTGATCTGGTTAAGCAAGTTCTGCTGCGCTTGCTGACCGAGTTGAAGACTCGTTAGTCCAAGATCACGCGCCGTCAAATCGCGGCCCAAAGAGAGAGACCCAGGAGCAGTGTTTCCCGCATTAGCTAGCGCATTTCGCGTTGCCAAATTACTCATCTCCGTAGAGAGTCTTGCTGTTGGCAGAGTATTACCCGAAGCGAGATTAGCTTGCGCGGCGTTTGCTGCGGCCTGTAAACCTTCTGGAGTCGCGGCAGTAAAGTTCTGCGCATTCCCCTGGTTCATGAGGATCTGACCCGCTCTCTGATTGTACTGATTTGGCCCAAGCGCGGCCAATAAATCCTGAACCGAGTTAGTTCTAAGATTAGCAACTTCTGGCGTGTACTGCTGTTCTAGTGCCCGTGAGGTCTTGTAGTTCTGTAGCGCTTGATCTGTTGCCTGTTGCCCTACGGCGTTCACGTCAACCTTCCCAGCCTTAGCTGCGTCTTGTGCCGCGTGCTGCGCCTTGCGGCTAGCGTCCGCTTGTGACACCGTCCCTGCGGCTATTCCGACTACAGCTACCCCTGCAGCGACCCATACTTGTTGCTGTTGCAAACTATAACTAGAAACAATCTCTTCCGTATGTTTCTGATGCGCCTGTTTAAATCGTTTCATTGTGTCAGTTCAAAAGTGTTAGGCGGAACTTCGTGTGGATAGATTATTGTCCGCTCAATCTCCGCCACATCTTCTAGATCGGTAGCATAGCAAGCGGTCATAATCACGTCCTCATGAATTAGAATGGCGCGGCGCGTTCCAGGTTTAGTTATGCCGAAGTAAGGAGCCTGAATGTGAACAGCTTCGTCCATGCCCTCGACTTCATTGAACCAGGTCATAGACCCAGTCATAACAAAGAAGGGATGTTCCCACGTGTGAATCTTAGAAGTAACGCAGATACCCCTTTTCATTAGGATTGATCTAACGTACATCTTCCCGTTTACACCGTCGCCTTTGGTGAAGTGGTGCGTGACCTCTGGGTAGACTGGAGGATAGCCTGCCTGCATCAATGCCTCTAGGCGGTTGATCTTTGAGGAGTTAACCGCTCGCATGATCTTCTCGGAGTCGGTGAGTTCTATGGCGCTCATTTCATCTCCTGTAGGTTGAAGTAGTGGCAAATCCAGACTAAACGACCCGATTCAAGGTCTGTGCCCGGATCTTCCATTGGATATCGGCAGTGAAAAAGCGGTGCATTAAAAACTAGCGCTCGGTTATACTCGCCCTTAACGATGTCGGTAATTTCCCAGTCTTCCATGCTGCTTTTCGCCATGTCATCGCGGAGCATTGCAGCTGTCTCTTGATTTAGATTAGCAGGAAGGGCAGTTAGACCAGTTTCTTTGTGCTTCCAGAATGCCGTAGCCCCTTGATTTTTATTCTGCGTAAGGTAGGCTATGCAGGTGTAGGGTGCCGCGTGTGCGTCTGAGTGAATCGTGGCGCGCTCTGTGTGCTTCGTCGTTAGCCGAAAATGTGTCAGGTTGGGAACAGCGATAACTCCCGTAGCGTTCATTAGCGCTTTTGTGAGAATCGCGTGATTTCCGCCAAAGCCCATGCCGTCTAGGCTGGCCGAGGTTTCGTCTTTACCTGGAATCCAGTTTCCAAAGCCCGCATGAATAGCCGAGTCGCGCACCAAGCTTGGCATATCTAGGACAGACGTGTCTAAGAAATTATCGAAAACTTGATAGGACTTGATCATGCGCTTCGAACCATTAGCCCGCTAAACTGTGCTCCGGCAGGACCGCCGCCACCAACCAAGATGCCAGACGGGGCCGTTACCGTGATCGTGTAATCCAGGGTAACGTAAACTTGGTCTCCAATATTCATGAGAACGGGCCCCACCGTTACCGCTTGGGCCATTGCTGCCGATGGATCGGCTTGAGATTGGAGTACATTTCCAGCAATTCCTACCCCAGCGTTTTTAAGGATATTGCAGATAGTTCCAAGGTCAGTTGTGTTCGAGTCATCTGCATTTACCTGAAGGATGACGTTGAAGATGTAGTAGCCGTTGGCTGGGCAGGTATATTTGCTGCCGGAGAAGCAGCCGTCTGGATCTGCTGTGACCACGTTGAAGATAGGCGTAATCGTGCCGCTATCAGAAACAGCAATAGCCTGATGTTGAGATGACCCCATGACAACCTGGAACGCGCCCTTACCGAAGGCTACTCCTTGAACAGCCGCCTGAATGGCCGTGTTCATCTGAATCGTCGTAGAGTACGGAACCAGCGCAGTTGCAATCTTGTTATCTATTGCCGTGTTCATGTCCACGGTCTTTGTGTACAGGGCAAACGTGTCCTCGTAAACATCGTGCCAATCTCCGTTCCAAAAGTATTGGATAGACTGAGCCTTTCCGGTTCCGTTAAGACTTCCCCAAAATGTGTAAAAATTGTGATCCGGTGCTCCGTTCTGAAATATGTATCTTAGGCTCTGGCTCTCAATTACCTGAGGAACATATGAAGCCGTTGGTGTATCCCAAACGTACCAAGTAACTCCATTCTTAAGCCACGGGCCTACGTTGCTTGTGGGTGCGGTTGGTCCCGAAACGAAGAAAGAGATCGTGGTCGGTGATTCTATCGAAAGTCTGGCCACTAGCGCATCGGCAAACTCCTGCGGCGTGTAATCAGCGTTATCAGGAAACGGCGCAACTCGAAAAGAAACTGGGATCACTGTGGCCATTGACTATGTTGTTTGGGGCACTTAGGTTATTTTCTCAACCTTATTTTGAGAAAGGATTTGAGATATTAGGCATTACCTTGTTAAGAGAGTCTTTTCTCTTTTGACAGGCTCCGCATTCCTGAATTTTAGATCCGATCAATGCGTCTATGGTGCGGGCTATGGGTTTAGCAATAGCTTCAACAGCATCACCTAGCCCAATATTTTTAGAGCTTGTGTGAAACACAACTTTTGAGGGTTTTAGTCGCATGGCTTTTCACAAAGGAGCACATGTTCCTGGTGCAGATACATAGGTTTCGTAACCGACCAACTCAGGAACCGAATCAATGAAAGAAAAGCCTCCACCAACTACTGTAGGTGTGTATGTCAGTGTCTGCCAGTTTTCCCAATCAACACTGCCTATAAGCCTGCGATAGACCACAACGTTGATGGTTGGGTTAAACGCCCATCCCTCACCATCTACTTTAAACTCAACCTGCCTAAAACTTAGGCTAAAACTATCAGGTGCCCTAAGCTGCCTAGACGTAGTGCAACAACCTTCACCCTCTGGAGACTGAAATGCAGACCAGCCTGAGTCGGGATCTGGAAAAACTCTTTCGATTGCGTCTTCTTCCGTGTCCTCATTGCTTAGGGTTTGAAATTGTTCTCCGGAAAAACTTAAATTATATGGGAATATTTGCTGACAATAAGAAGTATTTGGAACGTAATTATATACCGTAGGGCTTCTAAATATAGTGTAGCCGGGATGAATCTCTTCCGGATCTCCAATCGCACCGACTCCATTGACCTCTACGTGCGGGGTTCCAGTGTTACTCCAGACGCAAGTTAAGTCTGGCCCATCTATAACGTAATGAGTGTAATGTGATGTGTTTACAGTACAGTTAGATACATCGTACTGCCATGTTTCAGCGTTGTCGTAGTCGTAGGAATCTGTTGTTCCGATAGCTACGGTGCAGTCCGGTTCTCCGTGAATACAAATAAGAATCTTTCCCGAATTGGTATTTGTTTTGTACTTCTTTGGCGGAGTGCTTGGCGTCGTAAATTCAGAAAATCCACATAGCGTAGCGGTTCCAGCCCTGTTTCTGCAAAGAATTGAAACTGTTCCGTCAGGAGGAACGCTTCCAATCAATGCGTTATTGTCTATCGGGAAAGCTACGTAGTTAAGCGATACTACCCTTGGCGCATAGGGAGAAAGCTTTTTGAAAGATGTGCTGCTACTCGATTTCAAAAGAGTCCGATCTCCTGGTAAACGTAATTGCGTGCCGCGATGTCGGCATTACGGTTCGCGTCCTCTTGGCTAGTCCATGATTTGCGCGTGGCCGTGTACGACACCTGCTGTCCGGTAACCGTGCTAACTTGAGAAAATGTAGAAGTCGCCGTGTATTCTGATATGGGCTTATCCGTGTCGAAGAAACTCTTTGATCCGCATCCATCGGGCGTAAGTAGGTTGGGCTGAACCTCGTTGTCCTCGCACGTGCCCTGGTATGGCGTAGTAAAGCCATAGGAAAACATTCTGTAGGCCGAAAGCCCAGCAATCCCAGACCAAACGATAAGTAATCCAAACGACTTATCGACCATTCCCTTAAACTCAGATTCAATGCAGTCCTCGTTGCAGAGCGATGGCTGCTCGGGAGTCTGGGTTTTCATAATCCTCATCTGGCTCCTGCTACCTGCGAATCTATTTCCAGATGCACCGTACTTAACTCCAGAGTAAACCTGGCCCTTTGTCGCCACAACCTCCTTGGTCATGCATGGCTGAAAGGCACCCTTACTTCCGCCCACAGCAACCATAAATGATGTTTCGCCTACAATCTCTTTAGCCTCGATCTCGGCATAGTTGAAAGTCTTGTAGTCGCGATTTTGAAATAGGTGTTGCTTAGTCTGAACAAAGGACGTGATTGCCACGCCGTTGTCGGTCTTATCCGATAGGAACGCCTCCCAAACCCTGAGATTGTTATCATAGTCAACTGATCCAAAGAAAACGCGCTCCTCTGATCCGATGATGCCCCGTGCCCACTCAATCGGTCTCCAGCCCGCCCAATATCCACACCAGGCATTCTGGTTTCCCTCAAACGGAGCTTGGTCTAAAACCCAGGTATGCCTATTGTACTTGTCTCCGTTCGGTACGGATTCAACCAAGTAATTTTCGATAAAGCATCCGCATACTCCACTTAGATCATAGGAAAGGTTAAACTTTGAATCAAACATCTGGTTATCCTGGATGTCGATTCGAGAGCTCACGTTACTCTGCGTGGCGCTGTTCATGCTTATCATTCCCTTGGCGCTCATCCACCAGACTAGCCCATATTGCTTAACGATAGACCGCGCCGACACACATCCAACTTCGGGCAAGATCGTAACCTGGAAGTGCTGCGTAGCTAGCCACTGAGTTCTATCCTGGATTGATGAGAGAAGCAGTGTGCCCGTCCGCTCTGTGAAGCAAACTATTCCCTGAGGTATTCCGTTACTGTCCTCAATCTCCACAATCCCCGTGCATTCATCCGGAAGATAGAAGGCACGGCCTTCATTCAGATACTGGGTCTCGGTAAACTTCAGTGGGTTTCCTATGTCTGAAGCGAAGATCTGGTTGCCGCGACTTACCCAAAGCCGATTATTGCTCCACTTCATCCAAAGCCCCATCGGTGTTTCGTCTAGGCCGATCTGGGTTACCAGGTTTCCATCAGAGTCTAGCAGCGTACTCTTTGTTGGATTAAGGTGTCGCGCCACCGTGCCGTCCCAGTAGGCTGCTCGCGTAAGCCCATCCTGCATTAGCAAGACAGAGTATGGATTGTCCTCAAAAATGAGGACACCAGCCGCATCGTAGCTAGTTGTTTTCAGACAGGTCTCCCACGCAATGAACCTTGCCGTTAGGCTAAACTTAACACCCTTAAGCAGCGAGTAAGTTTCGAACGGATACGCCGAGGTGTACACGTCTCCAGAAACCACAAAAACTAGATGGCCTACACCTGATGCGGGCTTGTAGAAAGTGACCCCTTGAAAATTTCCACGGGGTAAAGTGAACAGAGTTTTTGTGCCTGGCCGCGTTTGGACAACTCCGCCGCGAACCGTCACGTTCATTCCGCTAACAAAACAGTTATCCGAAATCTTAGTTGGAGAGACGTAAGAATTTGCGCCAAGGCTCAGGTAGTCGCTACCATCAACAAGTAATTGTTGGTCGGACATTTACTCAATAAATGAGACGATCGTTTCCGCATTCAACGGGCCAGTCATTGTACAAAATTTGCGGAGGCTTAATTCCACCTGGAGTCTCCGACTGAGCCTGATTGTTGATCAAACGAATCGCTTCGCCTTCTGCTGCTCTGCCTTGTTCGAACTGGTTATCCTTCCTAAACTTTACTGCCTTGATCGCGAGTAATAGCGCCTCTTCATTGTCGATGTTGATCCAATCTTTGAGAGAACGAACCTTTAGGTCGCGCTTCTTGTACTTGATCCTTACCCAGTTTTGGGCCGCGACTCTCAGCCTACGATAACTAGGAACAGTTTCGTTAGGCCCATAGTAACCAATCGAGGTATGGGGCGTACCGTCCGAGTTGATTGCTATGAGCTTAACGAAGCCGTTGGTAAGATCTTTTCTTATCCGGTAAATGTTGTCGATGGTTCCGACCAGGGGGTTGGGCTGCGAATATCCGAAGATCGTAGGAACGAGAAAGCCTTCCTCTAGTGCGCCGGTTTTTCCGGCAGTGTAGATCGGCTTCCCGTTAGACGTGCCATAGACGCGCAACATCTTTCCGTTGTCTGCCGCGCTTTCCACTTCAGCGATCAGCTTAACCGGCCCAGAAGGATCTCGATAGGTCACGACTGAACCAAGCTCATCAGCGTACTGGCAGGGCGTGCAGGCTTGAGATCCTGGTCCGTCTGGGTGGTATTGGAAAAACTGATTACGGATAAGCGTTGGCTGGCCCGAGGAGTTAACCTCTAGCACCGTGCCAACATCTTCAGGAAGCGTGACAGTACCTTCGCATACACAGAGATCTAATGTCCCTAGGCTGGGGTCAAGTAGGCTCTGGTCGGCGATAACCTTAACCGCATAAGTGAGCGCGCTGAACACAGCCGTTTGGTCACATTTACCAAGGGCATCTTGAGCTGAGGAATAGATATCTTCTACGAACATGGTCAGTATTCCTCATCGTCCTCATCATCGCCTGGCTCTTCCTTATCCTCTTCTTTGAGATTGATCATCTTGTCGGCGGCAGCGTCAAAGTCATCCTCAAGTTTACCGCCCGGTTTCTCGATTACCTTCTCGTCAGCGACTTCTTCAATAGGCTGAATCGCGTGAACATCCACTTCGTAGCAATACATGTAGCTTCCGTCGTCCTCTTCTACCTCTTCTTTGCGCTTAACGTGGCCAATCGCCAGAAAGAAGAAATCTCCCTCGGGCAACTCAATCTCTTCTTTGGAACGAATGCGTAGGCACGGATATTCGGGGCCGCGCTCTTTACCCATAATAGCGACACCGAATCCCGGCATCTCTAGCGAAGTCATTGGAGATTCTTTCTTAGCCATAAAATTATTGAGAGAAGAGTGAGCTGCCATCACTAGTCATTCGGGCGCTTTCATATTGCCCTAGAGTTATGCTTGCTTGTCCAGCGATTGTGTCTGATCCAGATGGCTCTACCGTTACGTGACCAACGCCCTTGTTCAGAACTCCGAACGTTATGCCCGAACTCGCGGCAGCTAAAGGAAGAGTAAGCGTGATATTTGCTCCCGTGTTTGCCACGACATAGCCCAGTGCTGGGGTAAGCGTAGTATCGGCATTTACGTAGGTTACCGTTTGTGCGCCATCCGTATTACTTTGAATCGAAGTGATTAGGTCGGCTAGTGTGATCTGGTTTACGGTGCCATCAGCATCTCGCCAAAACAGGATTGTGTCGGCTGGATCGATTGATGTCCTAATGGGATATGATCCAAATTGTGGCATAATAATTAGCTAGCTTTCAGCAACTTAATCACAGCTCCGTCTACAAGGATTTCCACATATGACGTGGTGTCTAGCGTCACTGCACCTGCAGTTACTTTACCCATACGCCAAAGGCCAGCAGCGCCAGAAGGAGCTCCAGTTTTTACTCCAGTAGTTACCGAAACAAAGCCGGTTCCAGAAGGGGTTAGTGTCACGTTCTGGTTTGAACCACTGCTTGTGAGTCCGCTTGCTCCAGAGAACACGAATGAAGTGCCATTATCCGCTAACGTAACATTGCTGTCTTGGAACACTCCTCCAGATGTCCCATTTAGCCTAACGATAGCGTTATCCGTTCCTGCTCCCGACCCTATGGCGTAATCGCTTCCAGCAGTAGCAATAGACAAAACTCCAGTTGCGGTTGTATTCTTAAGCAATCCAGTAGCTAAAGCTGAAAGCGCGAATTCATTTGTAAGCTCAGCATTGGGAAGCTGAGTGATGTACGTTGCCCCAACTGGGGCACCGCCGCCGCCTCCCCCACCCGAACTCGTGGCCGATAGCGTTGTGCCTACGATTTGAAGCCCATCTCCAACGGAAAGAAATTTGATTGCCGCCGCGCTATTATCCCAAAAAACAATGGAGTCTTGGCCAGGACTAGTCAGGCTTGATCCCGTTCCGCCCTTAGCAATTGGAACCACGCCAGGAATAACTGTCAGCGAAAGGCTTGCCTCAACATCTTGAAATTCAATCTGCTTTACGCCGCCAACTGGCTGGCTAATGAGAAACGTATCGGTCGGCGCGATAATCGTTACCTGGGGGTATGAGGCGAATTGCGGCACGTTAGGTAATGATAGTTAAGATAGGTTGGCCGCTTTGATCGGTAATCACTCCGCAGTCTTCATCAAAAAGCCTAGAACTTACAGTAAATCCGCCTGTGCTTGGGTTATATTCCGTCACGTACTGATCGTCTGAGCACTCGATTATTGGTGCATCTGGTCGTTCGCAGGTAAGTTTAACCGGCAAAGGAAACGTCTGGCCTTGATCCGGATTTGTTGGGTCCGCGAACTGGCCGCAAATGGCGGACGTACTTTGGTTAGTTGGAATCGGAAAACTCATGTCTTAAACCTGGTTGGCGATTTCCAGAGTACAGCCCGATCTTAACGAGATACGAACAGATTGCGCTTGGCCGTCAACCCAGATCTCATTTCTTAAGCTGAATCCATGCTACAATGATTAGCCCTATTGTCGTGATGAACGTGGTAGCTGCGCCCCAAATAGCCGCCCGCTGCTCCTTAAACGTTTGATCCCCCTTTTTCTTGATCTCTGAGAGCTCGGCTTGAATGTCCAATTTTAGTTGCTCGTGATCCTTAACTAGACCCGTAGTCTGCATGGAGGGATCTCCAAGAAGACGAAACTTGAGGTCACGGGCCAGCTCAACGAAGGGCGACATCGACTCGCGCAATTCTTTCACCTCCATTGCCACGTTACCCATAGTGAGCTCCATCTTGTCTATACGGTCTGCTGCCTTGATGCTTTCCTCTCCCTGCTTAAGGATTGCTCCCATTATCCTGCTGTTCGCTTCGTGCCGCTCTTTTTGACGGCGCTTCTCCAGCTCATCAAGTTTCACATTCAATGCGTGTGTCGAAAGCCTTTCGTGATCTTCAGCCATAATGAAACATCCTCCCAGTGTTTTTATTTTGAAATCGGCGGAACGGTGCCATTCACGGCAACCGAAGTATCCAATGAATCTGCTGTGATTAATGTATGCCCCCAGGGCGTTGTGATCTCTTGCTTGAAGTTCTTTAGGTGAACGTCCTTTCCGGGAACTAGTCCCTGCCAATTCCCGCTCACGCAACCCGAACACCCACACAAAATAGCCGAAACGGCCACAGTAAGTGAAAAACGCTTCATGTGAAATTTTTTAGGTTTGTTACCAATTTTACGAAAAGATTAGAACGCCTTATCCAAAAAATGGCAACGTCTAATTTTATTGGCAAAAACCTATGGAGCAAATATGTCTACGTTTATATAGCCCTTCCAATTGATCGTCGTAGCTAGTCCGCCTGTGATCCTAATGCGAATAGTTGCTCCAGACGTATCCATGCTAGCAAGCCACAGTGCGGCTCCTGCGTCACGCTGGCCTGATAGCAACTCACCCACCGATCCAAGAAGAGATACGACGTTACTGAACCGCTTCATCGTCGTTTGAAGCTGCCAGGACGCGGCGGTTGAATTGTCGGCCTTGAGTGCAAAGACATTGGCCGAGATTCTGAAGACACAGCCATCCGGAGGTGTCCAAGTGAGCAGCGTGGTTTGCGTAGATCCGGTAGTTTGAACGTCTGCCGATATAGCTTGATCTCTTATTCGTGTGCTCATGCTGCGGCAATAGTTGTAATTGTTCCAGAACTACCAATCCACTTAAGTGCTCCAGAACTTACAAACAAAACCCCGCCTCCAGTTGGTGTTGATGGCGTTCCGGATTGATCGCCTAAGAAAATCCCTCCCTGACCAGCAATTAGCTTCATCAGAATACTTGTCCCATTATCAGTTGAAAAAACGATACTCTTAGAAGCATCTGACTTAAACGCCATGTCGTCCTGAACCGTTCCTGTTATAAAATCATTAGCCGCATTAGCCGTTCCGGTTGAAAATTTAGAAGCCCCTCCCCTAGCGTATTGAAGAAGTGTATATGTACTGCTATTAATCTTTAGAAATGGCCCGGCTCCTAATCCGTTCCCTATCGTCAGTGAGTTCTTGATAAATGCATTATCTAAAACCTGAAGATCGTTTGCCCCGTCATCCGTCACTCCGCCGACAATTACGCGCCCCTTAGAACCAGAGACGTACTTGATATATAAGCTAGTGGCTGGCGATGTTGGTCCTCCGCCAATTGCCATTCCTGGGCCACCCGCGCCAAATCCTTTAAATATTCCATCGCCAGCGTGAGCATCGGTTAGAAATTGACCGGCAGCACCTGCGACCCCAAGTTCAAAAGCAGCTGAAATATTACTCTGTTCAACCCTCATCCAAACTGGCTCATTTGCGTTAGAATCAGTTATCTTGAAAGTTGGATTAGTCCCAGCAAGGGGATTCCCAGAAACGGTAAGGCCAGATGTGGATCCGCCCCAAGTAAGATCGGCTGAAGCTCCGAACGCTCCTGAATTATTAAACTGAATCTGAGTATTAGAACCAGCTGGTGTTCCGCCTCCACCGGTAGCGCTTAGAACGCCAGCACTCAAGCTAAGTCCGCTTCCTACCGTAGCGGTTGTTACGTTTCCAGATGCATCGTTAGATAGTAGACCTGCTGTGGTGTAGGCGTTAAACTTTAACGCGCCAGCAGTTGAAAGAAGAAAAAATGGATGTTCAACTGAGCCATCCCAGTAATCAATTGTAAACTCAGTCCCAGATGGAGTAGTTCCATTCCACGGCGCACCCATCAACCATTCTGTTCCGTTGTCATTGCGGATAAATTCAAGCCACGCACTTTTTGTGTTGTCGGCCCTTTGCAGCCTTAGTCGGGCGTCCTGTCCGGTGGAATTAAGTGTTGCAATAGCAAATCCGGTTCTTTCGAAATATAAAGCCGTATTTGCCGGTAGCGTTCCCCCGTCCGAAACGTTTCCGCTGTCGTCTACGATAAATAATGAGTTCTGCCCGAGCTTTCCTGTTGTACCGTCAAAACGGACTACAGCGTTATCCGTAGCGCTAGCAGGCCCAACGAAATCTCCGGTTCCTCCAGTAGCCGTCAAAGCTCCTGCGCTTAAAGTTAACCCAGACCCAACCGTTATTTCCTCAATAGCTCCTGTTCCTGCTGTCGTTCGGCCAAGTAGTCTAGCCGTAGACATCGTAATCCCATCGGCAGTGATCGCACCTGGAGCTACGTAGTCTGTAGCCGCAACTGCCGCCGATAGCGCCGTACCGTTTCCTTTGAGTACGCCAGTTATACTGGTCGATAGCGTGATTGCTGGAGTCGTGGTAGCCGTTGCTACAGTTCCAGCAAAGCCATTGGCGCTAACCACCGATACGCTTGTAACTGTTCCTGTGCCTGCCGCCGCCCAAGTCAGATTTCCCGCGCCGTCATTATGCAGGAATCCAACAGCGTCAGCTAAAGCAGAGAGCGCTGTAAGCGTAGCGTCTATTGGCTGGTAAAGCGTAGCAAGGCTCGGGATGTCGGCAATGACTAGGGCGCGAAACGTAGGCGTTGCTGGCGCACCCGTAGCTGGACCAGCCCATACTGTATTAGCTGCTTCATTCGCTAGCGTTACGGTGAACGTACCTGCGGCGGTCACTGGCGAACCGGCCACGCTAAATATAGTAGGCATGCTAAGCCCAACGCTCGTCACGGTGCCAGACCCACCTCCGCCGCCTCCAATGCCCATCGCGTTAACTTCGGCTACAGTCAGGTCCTTGGGATCAGCATCAAGAATGCTGTTATTCCCCTTAATCGTCATAGGCGGCATCTTCGCTAACTTGCCGTTACTCACAGCATTCGGACTAATTGTCGTAGCCAGTGAACCGCGAGGCGTAGTAACGTCTCCGGTTAATGCCGGGAACCTAAGCGGCGGGATCGTGCCTGCAATGAGATCATTAGCACTGCCGCTCGTTGCAATCGCAGCCAACCCAGGAATGATTGAGCCTACGCTAGTCCAAAATGGAACGGAGGACTTTTTACCGTCTCCCTTCTGGGCAAAGACCATCAATTCAGGGCTTATACTTCCAGGCACTCGCACCGCCCGGCCTTGAGACGATCCAGCTAGCATGTCCCCCACGTCCCATGAAGTCATGGGAACCCCGATTTGAATAGGCTGAGCCATTACGTTACTGGTATGTTGTAGACGGTACTTTCGTAAGCTTCGATTAAACGGCGATCTGAATCTGAAATATTGCCAGAAATTACAATGAATTCAGCAATGTCTCCATCGAGTGCAGCGGTAGACCCTACCTGAGGCAGGTCAAAGCCCCCGCTTCCGCTATTTTGCAAACTGCTTTTTACTCCATCAATCGACAGATAGCAGTTAGCTCCGTTTTGGCACATTACCACAACGTGAGGAGCGATTGTCGGAGTAACAGCCGATACCGCATCAGCACCACCCGCATACGTGTTCCACTGGCCAGAACCATTGATACCGCCAGCCGAACGTCCGTGGGCTCCCCCTGGATTCGTATCGAAAATTTGATTACTTGATGAAACCTGTGACGGTTTGAAAACGAAAATCTCAACTACAGGAGCGGCAAGATTGAAACTCGCACTCGCCGCAAGTCTCCTAAAGGTGCTAGAATTGAAGCGCACAATCGCTTGACCGTTTATTCCATTGCTTATAAAATTTGGTCCACTACCTGAGAATGTTTCTCCCAAAGTAATGGCGCTTGTTCCGGCACTTGGCGACCACAAGGGTACCGGATCGCCTTCCGCAATTCCTGTAATATCATTGGCGACGTAGCGGGCGATGAGTGTTCCGGTAGTTATAGTTGGAAATGCGATTGTTACCGGGGTCGAAACGACGGTTCCAGGAGAGCTAGTGCCTATTGCATTAGTAGCCGTCAATGAAAACGTATATGCCACTCCATTAGTAAGACCGCTGATTACGATTGAAGTGTCCCCTACTGATGGGGTGAAAGTGCCGCCACCGGGAGAATAGGTGCCTGAATAGCTCGTTATCTTTTGAGATCCATAGGAAACAGGTGGAGTAATTAATAGAGTAACCTGCCCATTTCCAGGAGTGGCTGATAGGGCTGGGGCGCTCGGAGCAAACGGTACAGAAGTGTCGATATAGTACAAGAAACACCAACTCATTTCGTGGCCATTGTTTATAACAGCCGATGGCTTAAGGGACCATCCAGGCTTAAGTGCAGAACTAAACTTGAGTCCTCCGCAAGATGCCCAAAAATCGAATCCCGCTACCGTGGTCTTATTGGCATTGTTGGTTGCCGTGCAGAGCGTCCACGGTGTTCCATATACACCCTGGGCGTTAGCGAAGTACCAACCGTAAAGAAAAAGGTCCTCGCCGCCCGACGAAGAAAATTTAGTTGTAACGACTCCATTGCCATCTGGAGTTGTTGATTCTCCGTCTATTCCCCAAAACCAAATTCGTTCCAGATAATCGTACGTATTTCCGCTACCGGCTAGCCCGAGCACCGCAACGCTTTGCCACACCAACCATCCGGCTGCATTGGTTAGATTAAAAAATGTGATTATATCGTCTTTCGTGTATGTCTTTCTATTGATCCAGGAGACTGCATTTGATCTGAGGCGATATCCGCTAACTACCCCAGGTTTGTTTGAAATCTGAGTGAATAGGGTATAGTCTGAATCTGGGTGGCTCGTACTCCCGGTAGGAGCCAGAAGCTTTATGACAATGCCATTGCTATATGGAATAGGAAATTTAAGCCCGCCACTCATACCTGTTCCAGAGCCTCCCATGGTTCCATAGGAAATGTGCTGAGTTGCGGCACACCTAGCTGATCCCAAATGACCATCCAGGGCCGTTAAAAATAGTGTGCCCAGATCGGTATCTATATCGGGCAGTGCGGCCCCATCCGTGAATACTTGAAGTCTTCCATCCCACATAAGCGTACCATCGCTATTTGTGCCTAGCGTAATCCATATCATGTCAACTATCCCAGCGCCAGTAAATGTAGCAAGAGTTACACTAGTTCCTACGGCTGGACACGGATGTTGAACAAACGGAGTTGCCATCTCCGAATTAACTGTCGAAAGCGTACCGAACATGCCCAAACTTCCGACATTCGCCTTGGCGTTCAAGGCGTTCTGGAGATCCGTCTGATTGGCCAACGTTCCTGTGATTTGGCCCCAGACGCCGTTCCCTCCTCCACCTCCGCCTCCTCCCCCAGTTGAAGTGTTATCGACTATCTTTCGTAGCGAAATCGCTGGCGTATCATTTGATGACGATGTTTGACTCATGAGAGTAGCGCGGTATAATCAACTGTTAATTGGAGTAATTCTGAATACGATGCTTTAGGATCTGGTGCTGATCCTGAATAGCCAGCAGCCACAGCAAGAACCCAAAAGTTATACGCCATCTTATAAATCGAAACTTGGAAAGTATCGTTTTGATCGGATGTTAAGGGCGTTGGCATTGAATTTAGATTGATGAATTACGATCGGTGTTCAACGCTTTTCGATGCTCGGATAGGATCGCTTCCGAAAAGCCGGTGACTCTCCCCGGTTTCTGAGCACTTAACGTTCGGAGAGGATGACAGAGAGTAATCACCATGCCTAGGTTTACATCGGATAGTTTGACCACACATGGAATGTCTAGGTCTAGGGTCTATCGCGCCTACCATGCCATGCTTCAGAGATGTCATAACGAGAACAGCCCGCTCTATAAATATTATGGAGCCCGAGGGATATGCGTATGTGCCGATTGGCGTAATCCAAAAATCGGGTTCATGGCATTCTTTCATGATATGGGCGATATGCCATTAGACCACACACTTGAGCGTGTGGACAATTCTCTAGGTTATTCTAAAAAAAACTGCGAGTGGAGAACAATGAAAGACCAATCCAGGAACAAGCGATCAAACAAACTCCTTACTCGACCTTCTGACGGAAAGACAATGTGCTTTGTGGACTGGGCTAAAGAACTAGGAATAGATAGATCAGGAATATCCAGGAGGCTCAAAGAAGGCTGGACATTGGAGGAAACCCTAAGTCAAAAAAATCCCCCGGCCAGGATAAGCCCTGAAACCGGGAGATTCATGAGAAACAACAGAACAGTTAACTCTACCCGCTTAGATCAGTGACACCGACACACGTGGCGAGACCTAGGCCGCCGCTGCATCGTTTATACAAAATTGGGATAACGACGTGTGGCATTTGCGCCTGATAGGCACGAGCAATTTGGTAGATGAAATTACCAAAATCGCCGAAGGGGTTACAAGCGTTGTCAATGACGTTGCGCCAATTAAGCTCGCCACCGAACATTTGGGTTGCCCATTTGGCTTCACCCTCACCTGTGTACTTGGCTGGAACGAGGCGGCGGAAGGCTGACTTGTAGACCAAGAAGCCGACTTCGTATTGTGCGCCGAGGTAGGCAGAGTTATTGGCGTTGTAGAAGCCAAAGTCCGAAGTGGACTTGGTGTATGGCTCGATGAAGATCGGGAAGCCGTTAACACCAACGGTGTCGAAGCGGAGGGGCTTCGGGTCGATGGCCAGCTTGATGCCGCGAAAGTTGACATCGATCCAAGCGTACTTCCAGAGAGAGTCTTTGCCGTCCTTGAAAGAACCAGCCGTGGTGACCGATAGGACGTTGTTAACACCTGCTTCGTTTCGCATAACATCGGTGATCTCGGGAGAGCCGATGAAGAGCGCATATTCGTCCGCACCCTGGCCAAACATCATTGGCTGATAGTTGTAGCGGGCGTAGTCCGAAAGAGCTTTGAGCCAAGCGAAGGTGAGCTGGGCTGTTGGTACTCCGCCACGGAATGGGACGGAAACTTGCCATTCACCACCAGTGATAGCTTGGGAGACTTGGGTGTCGGTTGCGCGGAGTACGGCTTTTGTGCCCGACATCGACAAAAGGTTGTAGCGTACGTCTGCGTTGTAAACGTCCGTGATTGTTCGCTTCATCCACTCGATTGCTTGGACGAGCGAGTTTTTTACGGAGAAGCGTGTGGCGTTTACGCAAATTGGTTGTGACGTGCCGCGAAGTACTTGAAGCTTCGTGGTGTACTCGAACTGGCCCCATTGTGCCACGTTTCCGAGAGTACCGCAAGCTTGGGACAAGTCGCCGAAAACAGGCTGAACTTGAGATTGGCCGATAGCTGTACGGGCCGATGCGAGGGAGACGATGTTCTCACCTACGTTAGCCTCAACCGTGCCTGCATCGAGGAAGTTAGCCCAAGGCGAATTGATTGCCAAGTGCTGAATGACCGAGAGAGTGATTACTGGATTCTGGTCGGCAATGAGCTGACCATAATCGGAGGGCGTGAGTGCGCACGCGGAATAAGAAGCCATTTTAGGGATTCTCGGGGCGACATAGATTTGTAAAGGCGACACAAGACAGCGCACCGAGAAAGCTCGATTCTCGCATCGTCTCTTGCTGCTCGCGGCGGTAAGCAGCGTATGTCTACGCCTCTGTCTCCTACTAGTCGGCGATTCTAATCTGAGCGCTCCGGCTTCGGAGTCTTAGCACTTTTTACGCCTTCAGTTTCCTGTGTGCTGATAGGCACTATGGACTTAGGTTTTTCCTGAGTCAATATGGAAAGTGAGTCTGATCTGCGTTTGAACAGACGAATTATCGTGCGCCGATACCAAGCCAAGTCGAATTGGTAAAGAAACGCACCGAACCGATCCAGCATTACACCAGAGCAAGTTCGAGCAGCTCGTAAGCGAAGTAAGAGTAGAAGTTAACTGGCTCAATGCTGATGCCGCGAAACGTGAATGCTCCGCTAGCTTCATCCAAAACCTCTATCTCGTCCGCACGGCACCATTCCTTAAGGCAGTCAATCTCAGATTTACCAAGAATGAACTTAACCACGGTAGTACCTTCACCTTCCGATTTTTCCAATCGGGCTTGGATGCGATCAAAAACGGTGAGTGGCGCTTGCATGTTAAAAGTCAAATTAATTTTCTACCGCTTGCAACTCTTATTTTTTATGATTGACCGAAACGCTAAGAGATTTCTTAGTCGCCAAGCATCTTCGGTCGATAGACAAATTTTAGCAGGGATTATGGTAACAAACAATATGCCAGTTTCCGAGAGGATTCCGCCCCATTCAAAAGACTCTGAGTCTAGCTTATTGAGCAGCATTTTCATTGATGGAGTACACTCGCTAGCTAAGGCGATGGAGGGTCACATCTCGCCGGAATGCTTCTACGAGCCAGCTAACAGGCAAATCTACCAGGCGTTTCTTTGGCTTCACAGGCACGGGAGAGAACTCACACTGGATGTGATGATCGAGGAACTGAGAAAGACGCAGAGACTTGAGGCGATCCAGGTGGATGGGAAAACAGCCATAGCCTACCTTATGGAAGTGAGCGGAAAGGTTCCAACAACGATGGAACTAGACTATCACATAGATCGTGTGCGTGAGACATATGTGATGCGGGAGTTGATCCAGTCTGGCAGGAACGTGGCAGAGTTAGCTTACTCGGAGAATGCGGAAGTCGAAAAGTTCACAACCGAGATGAATCGAATCCTTTCGATCAGGCACTCAACGCAGGTGATTAAGACACTTCCGGAGGCTGCAAAACAATCAATCGACAAAGCGATTAGGATCAAGAACAGGATGCCCATCGAGACCGACATTGGCCTGGAGTGGCCTTGGCGAGAATGGAATGAGCGCTTTGGCGAGGCTAAGCCTGGTAGTCTTATCATCTTTGCTGCTCGTCCAGGGATCGGAAAGTCAAGCGCAGCGCGGCAAGCGGCATGGAGTTGGGCCGAAAAGTACGGAGATATTGCGCTATTCTCTCGCGAGATGCCAGTTGACCAATTGCCTCCGCTGTTCGCTCAGACCTTATCTGGCATTTCCTGGCGGCTGTTCAGGAAGAACCAGCTTGATGCTAGACAGCAAGATCAGTTCATATCGGCGCTTGGAGAAGTCCAGGCGTCTAAGACGCTGCATGTCTTTGATCGCGATAGAACACTCTCACACGTCATAGCGCGAACAAATGCACTAGCCCAAACAAAGAAGCTGAAGGCCGTTCTTATCGATTATCTTCAGCGTTACGATCCAGAACTAGGGAAGGGAGAAAACCGCGACATTGCGTTAGGCAGAATGACGATGGCATTTAAGGACCTCGCGATGGACCTGAAGATTCCAGTCGTCCTGCTGGCCCAAGTTAGCCGCGAACTAGAACGAGAGAAGCGTGAGCCAAGACTCTCCGACATTAGGGAAAGCGGGAATATAGAACAAGATGCTGATGACGTGATCTTCTTCTATCCCCCACCGGATGATCCAATTTCGGGCTGTCCTCAAGATCCTCTGGACCAGGATTCTGATAAGTTATACGTTGACGCCATACAGGCTAAGGGTAGATCGGAGGGGCGCGGAAGATGCGGGCTTTACTTTCAGAAGTCTATAACGTGTTTTAGATCCATAACCCCTGATCCAAAATACAATGAATCCCGATGAAGAGGCAATGTGGTCTAGTCACTTACCTGCACTGGTAACGTGTGTTAGTAATACCTACGGCCCAGTCTGCGAGCTCGGGATGGGCAACTTTTCAACGCCATTACTACACGCAATGTGTGTAAGCCAGAAACGTACGCTGGTTTCTTTAGAGTCTGACGTGAACTGGATGAATCGTTTTATTAATCTGAAATCCATGTATCACGAGATCGGCCTTTCCGATAGGACCGACCCATATCCTAACACTAGATGGTCTGTGGTTTTCTTAGATCAATCCAGAGAATTTTGGACTAGAGCAGCCTCGTTCAGGGTATTTGTGGATAACGCAGACTTCATTGTGTGCCACGATTTTCATCGTGAAAATGAAGAGGAGATGCGCGGCCTGCTTGTTGGGCTAAAGGTTCACGTAACGCGCCGCCAAGAGCCGCCCACTTTGATTTGCAGCAAAACCAAAGAGATTCCCTCTGGGCTATTGGATCTTTGAATTGACTGGCAAGCAAATAAATCATTTGTAGGTTAATGGCAGACAAGCTCCCCTATTCGGATTTGGAAACATCAGGCTCTCTGGACGAATTCGGGAACGATCCCGAAGTCAACGAGAGCGACTTAGAGCAGACAAACCGAGTGGTGAGCTCGGTGTCGCAGGCAATCCAGATGGTGGAGCGGGATATTACGGACGCCAAGAAGCTAATTCAGAATGCGGCACGGATCACGGCCAAGAAGCAAGGAGATACGCCTTATTCCCGAGCAAGCCTTAAAGATCAGGGCAAAGCATATAAGACCAACATATCTACCCGCGCTTTAGCCACAGAACTTAAAAGAGCGGCACCCCGGCTTTATATGCCGATATTGACCGCGTCGACGCTCACAGCAGCAGAGTTACCGCCGGGATGGCCGCTCGGACAAGAAAAGACTCAGTTCTTTAGAGAGACAATCACAAAAGCGATTAAGGCGTGGAGGAAGTTTCCGACCTTTGTTCGCGGATTGTCTAGTGAAGTAGTAGACTACGGGTTTACATTCGGCTGCTTCACCGATCCCTATCAATGGCGTCCGCATATGGTCCGGATGGATAGGGGATTTGTGCCTCGCGGGGCCGAGATCATGGATGACAATTTGGCTCGGTTTACTCTTCTTTGGGAGTATCAGCCAGACGAACTTTTAAAGTTGGCTCGGGATGGAAACAAAGACGACTGGGACAAAGAGGCTGTGGCAGCTGCGGTTCACCGAGCGACTACGCCAAGTCAATCGTGGACGATGGAGAACATGCGGAAGTTCGAAGAGCTTATCCGCGAACAGGTCTGGGATTACTCCTACGAAAAAGGCTACAAGGTAATAAAAACCCAGCACCTCTTTGTTTTGGAGGGGACGGGCAAAGTAAGCCACTACATTCTGTGGAAGGATGCGCCAGAAACATACTGGGCGCTCTTGTACGAAAAGCTAGATGCCTACGATTCAATGAATGACGTAGTTATCCCGATGGTTTTTGGGTACGGCGATGGCACTATCCACGGATCTTGGGGCGCGGGCCAGCTTCTCTACGATATGGCAGTTCAGTTGGAAAAAGTACGCTGCGATTCAATTGATAATCTAAGGATGTCGAATAAAATGAAGCTCCAGGTGCCTCAGGCAAAGGACGCTTCTAAGGTGGAAATGACGGTTAACGACACCTCAATCATTGTTTCCGAAGCTCAGTTTGCCAATAACGTAGGTGGAATTGCCCCGAACCCCCAGGGATACATTGCACTTGAGCAACAGATGCGGCAATGGATGCAGCAGATCATCGGATCCTACTTGCCAGATATTCCAAGCCAGCCATCAGACATTAAGGCCGCGCAGATTAACGCGGCTATGGCCCAGGAGCAGGAGGTTCAGCGTGATGTTTTAGAGGGGTGGATGCAACAGTTTGCGTATCTGATTCAGCCTATGACCAAACGGCTGACAATGAAGGGCAGTAATGACAAGGTAGCGAAGGAAGTTCGTAAAAAGCTTTTGGAAGGAAACGATGATGGGATTGCGCTAACCCCAGAGGAGTTGGATCTCTTAGTGGAGCAACCGGCTATTCAGTCGGTCACAGACTTTACACCCGCCATGGCCGCGCAAAAAGCGCAGTTTGCTCAGAGTACGCTCAACAATCCCTTGTTCAGGCAGACCAATGCCGCAAAACTTATGGCTAGTGCGGTTGGCGGTCAAAGTTTGGTGGATTACTTGGTGGTCCCAGATGGTGATACCCAGGATCAAACACTTGCTCAACGCACACAGCTTGAGGAACTGACAACGATCGGTAGCGGAATCAACCTGCCAGTTATCGCGAAAGACAATCACTGGGTGCATATGGAGACTATGACTACACCTCCGCAGGAAGGCTATCCTTCGGCAATGGATGCGGTCATCAAGGCTGGCAAGGTCAACGTAGCGCAGGCCATGTTGAAGCACTACGCGGCGCACTATCAGTCTGCGGTTGCTCTTAAGATGATCCCAACCGAGCAGATCAATCAAAAGAAGTCGTTTATTGCGACTTACGAGAAATCGATCGAAGCGCTCCAACAGCAGCAAGCTCAAGCCGCTCAAACGCAGGCTCAGCAACAAGCAATGATGGCAGTGGCGCAGCAGGGACAACCACAGGTTCCAAACAACGTGGCTCCGTTTCCTCAGCAAGTCGGCTAAGATATTTCTTATTTTCTAAGCTTTACCATTGACGGAAATATTTAGCGAATCCAGTTTTGCCGAGTAATGGCAAAACCCTCTCCTGTTCTTGATAAGAAGACCATAGGTGCTTTCCGAGACTTTGCTAGCTCTGGATTATTGATGGAAGGGCTAGAGTTTTTACGTCGGCATCATGCCCCTAAAGTACACGCCGATGAGGTCCAAAAGATGATGCATCAAGCTATCGAACTTAAAGGCTATTTGGCCGCGCTTGAGGATGTGGAAAACATTTTAACAACTCTCCCAGCGAGGGAGCCTTCAGAGAAACCAGACTCACTTGAACCATAATTTATGGCATCCTTAATCACACCAGAACTCCAAGATTTCGATAGTGCGGCAGATGGACGTAGTGCAGCGTTAAAGCCTCAACCTCAGGTTCAGCCTATTGAGCGACCAGACGACTCGGCTGTTACCAACAACACAGTGCTGGACTCAAAGGGCAATCCATCCACGGAATTGCCGGACTTTCTAGAAGCTGCGGAAAAGATGGAAGGCCAGCGTGAGCGCGGGGAAGAACCAGAGAAACCAAAGAAGGTAGACCGCCGCCAGCGCGAGCCAAAGGTTGAACAGAAACTAGAGGAGAAGAAAGAAGAGGTAAAACCAGAGGCACAGACCGAGCTTAAACAGGAGCAGAAACCTGAGCCATTGCCGGATGACATGCTCAAGGTTACGCCAAACGATAAGCCGCTTACGGCTAGGCGCATCAGTCAATTACTGGAAAAGGTAGAGTTCCGTGACAAGACCCTAGCCGAGAAAGAAGCTATCATTAAAGAGCTTCAGACAAAGGCTGCGACTACGCAAGGCTCGGAAGAGCTTACGAAGATGAAGGAGGAGCTGGAGAATACGCGCAAGGATTTGCTGCGCTATCGTCGGCGGTACGATCTCGATACTGATCCTGAGGTAAAAACTAAGTTCGAAGTTCCCGTAGTTCAGGCCGAGAGCACGATCAAGGAAGTCTTAAATAAATATCAGCTGGGCGAGCCAACTTTAAAGGAAATCGAAAAGGCTGGAGGCTTCGCGGAGTTCTCACGATCAAACAAGGTCTACAAGATCAAAGAATCCGATGCAAACGGAGATATTGTTACTGTTGAAAAAACAGCAGCAGACCTCGTAAAAACATGGCTCAATGCCATGCCGGTTGGTGATGCCGAAGAGATCCGTTCGGCTATGGCCCAGCAGTCCATGACTCGTGCGGAGAAGAAGCGTTTCTTTGAAAAAGAAACAGCGGAAGCGGAGAAGTATTTTAAGAGCCAGGAAGAGCAACGCACCAAGTTTCAGCAGGAACAAGAGGCCAACCTTGAGAAAACGCGCAAGGAGTATTCGGATTGGGCCGAATCCCAGATTAAGAGTAAGGACTGGCTTAAGGATAAAGATTTACCGGCTGGTGCTACGGCAGAGCAGAAGAAACAAATCGAAGAGCACAACGAATTCGCTAAGCAGCTTCGATCAATGATCAAAAATCCTCCGACCAATTCGGCCGATAAGGTAAAGGAAATCCTTCTTGGTGGAGTAGAGGCGCATCATCTGCGTAAAGAGAACGGGGCGCAGGCCGCGAAGATTAAGGCGCTGGAAGCGGAGCTTTCTAAGCTTAAGAACGGAACGCGCACTACACCCAAAGAAGGATCGATCCTTTCAGGTTCTCGTAAATCAGAAGAGCCTCGTAAGACCGGAAAGATTGATTTGGACTTTGGAGAGGCGTTTGAAAAAGCCGTGACCGCCCGTGAACGCGGCGAGGATAGCGACTCACTCTGATGCCTGCTATTGATCTTGCCGGCTTAGTCATCAACAAAGTCAATCAGCTTGGTCCCACCAAGGCGGCAGACTTCTTTGGCGTGTCTCTGCCTACGGCTATTGCGTGGCAGAAAAGTAAGAACATGCCAAGTATCTCTGCAGCACAGATGGTGCTTAATGAGTTCCTTACTATTACGCCTCCTGAGATTTGGAATATTACCGGTAAGCGGGTTCTCATTCTTAGCCCTATTTATCGTACGTACAATGGGCTTACGCACGCGACATTGTTCGTGAATTACGCGCAATATGGACCGGAAAAGATTGGATTTCTCCCTAAGTTCAGAACACTAATCTCTGAGGCCAGGAACATGCTAGTCGATATGGCACTTAGAACTGACAGCGAGTGGTTCATATTTGTCGATGACGACATGGTGTTTCCGTGCGGAAACGGAGCAATGCTTCGTTCTATTGGATGCAATCTACCTGAGCCTAATGCCAGCTTCAACGCCATAAGCCGGATCATGTCTCATCCAGCAGACAAGAAGATCGTAGCCGCGCTATACTTTGGAAGGAACGAAAGCCATAAGGCACAAGTAGCCAATGCGTTTGAATCTCCATCACAAGACGCACGCTATCACGAGATTCTAAGGACCGGCGGGGAACATACGCTGGAAGAGGTTAGGTTTGCTGGCATGGGAATGATGCGTATTCATAGGTCGGTTTTCGAGACGATGCGTGAGCGTGCCGACGAACTGTTCCCGCAGATTAAACCCGTAAAATCAGACCGACACTATGGCTATTTCAACGCCGACACTCCAGACCAAGGAGAGGACATGATTATGTGTCACCGTGCTAAGCTCTGCGGGATTCCAACGTACTTGGATCCTAGCCTTATCCTAGGGCACGTTGGCGATTATATCTACTGATCGTGATCGAGTACATCTTATCATCGCTTCGTCCGTTCAACCAGAGTCGGCAATACGCCGACCTTCAGTTGGCGGCGCTTGATTCTTGGGAGAAACTAGGAAGTCGTATAGTTTACTTCAATACGTCTAACGACACTTGGTTAAAGGAGAACTTCCAGATTGAGTTCGTTAAGCCCCAGCAGAATCCACCTACGATCTACGAGATGTTAGACTGGGCCATTAAGCAGGGCAATCCAGAGACATCAATGGCGATCGTTAACTCGGATATTGTTCTAGGCCGCGACATCAATCTAGTTGAGGAAGTGGTGAGAACGCACAACATGAAACGTAACTGGGCCGCGACTTCGTTTCGCTACACCTACGATCCACTGCTAGGTCTAGACAATGCGAAGCGAGATCCTCACGATTTCGGCCTGGATATTTTCATTGCTCCTAGGAGAATCTGGGAAGTACTCCATAAAGAAATGACTGCCATGATGGCAACAAAGCTTACGATTGGTCGAATCATTTGGGACAACACGGTTAACGCCTATTTTCGCGAGCGGCTTCCGAGCAACAGGTACTTTGATCTAACCGATTGGCGAGTGGTGTTCCATCCCGTGCATGGCGAGCGCGGACGGCACACACACTACGACAAGACTACGCTATCGGAGCTTAAGATTCTTGGGAGCGGAGGCATTCCAAAAACCAAGTACGCCAAGCCTATTCTCTATGCAAGCACAGTCAAACGGTCTAGCTGACCAAAACAGTAAAATCACCATGTCAAAAGCCCATCCAGGATTCGCCAAAGTACAGGCCAGTATCGCTAAGCGCCAGGGTATTTCTAAAGAACGTGCTGGAGCTATTCTAGCGTCAGCTACGCGCAAGGCTCAAGGTCTAGCTAAGAACGCTAAAATTCCTAAGAAACGGAAATAACGAACGTGCCTAACACCGAGATCGTAATCGTTTCTTTCTTACCTGATTTAGAGTGGATCACGCTGTCCTTGCGATCCATTTCCAAGTACGCCTCCGGCTTCTCTGGTGTTACAATCATTGTGCCATGGGACGATCTAGGCTCTTTCCTTCCGTTTGAAGCGTGGCGCACGAAGGACGGCGCACCAATCAGAGTCAAGAAGTACATCGACCTTAAGGGTAAGGGCATGCTGATGCACGAGGTCATGATCTGTAGCGCGGACATTTATTGCCCGCACGCAGACTTCATCATGCACATGGATTCGGATTGCTTGTTTCACGAGCCGGTTACGCCTGAGGATTACATACGAAACGGTAAGCCAGATCTATTAATGGTGAAATACAGCTCATTTCCGGATGGTAGGGCGGAGCATCGCTGGCAGCAGAATGTAGTGCGGGCGCTTGGACTTGGCGTTGAGTTTTTCCCCTTCGAGACCATGCAGCGTCATCCGTCTGTTCACGTAAGGGAAGTTTATAAATCTATGAGGGAACAGATAGAGAATGTTCACAAGTGCCCATTCAATCAGTACGTCATTGAACAGGAGAACTCGTGGCCGCAGGGCTTCGCTGAGTTTCCTACGCTTGGAGCCTGGGCTCACTTCCATGCTGATCTCCACAAACTATACAACTTTATCGAGATCGAAAAACCAGATATCCAGTCGCACCCAAAAACGGCGCACAAAGTAACCCAGTTCTGGAGCCATTCAAGCAGAGACCCAAAGCACTGGGAACTTTACCAGCATCAGTTGCGCATGGCACGGAGGATCGTAGCATGACCGAAAACCAAATAGATGTGTTTAAAAAGTGTGAGGAGGAACTGCGTTTGAATTTTCCAGATGTCGTTATTTCGGTCAGTACCGGCGTTCCTGGTGAATTGGCTTCGTGTTCTTTAGGAGACCTAAAGGTTTGTCTAATGTTGGCCGGAACGTTGAAGATGGACATATCACGTAAGATCGCTAAACTCCAGTGAGAAAACTACTTCTAGTTCTTCAGTTTTCCCCTGGCGACAGAGACGTAGCCTTTGCGCTCACTCGGCTGATCCTAGACCTAGAGGACGGCGTGTGTCCCTACGCAGACTTCATGTTTAGCGCGGCCTACGGAACAAAGCACGATCCATCCCTTGTCGAGCTAGCCAAAAAGAAGTTCGCTAACGTCTACACACATACCTGCAATGATGCTGTGACGGGATGGCCTGCTGGTCCTAACGCTCAGATTAGAGAGGTCGTCTCGGACGTATTCGTAGGTCACCGAGACAGGGGTTGGGATTACGCGGCGTTCATGCTAATGGAACCAGACTTCGTGCCACTACGAAAGACCTGGATCAAAGAGATCTATGATGAGTGGCATCACGGCGGAAGCCAGCAGATCCTTGGGGCTTGGATGAGTTCGGGTATGTTCTGGTGTTACTCCGAGCACATCAATGGAAACATGCTGATCGATCCACAGTTTGTTAAGGACAACAAGTTTTTTAGGACGCACGCGAATGGATCATGGGATACCTATCAGGCCCCGATTATTTTGCCAAAGGCCCGCGCCAGTAAATTGATTTGGAACGACTATCGGATCAATAGCGTTCACAACCCACTTCCCGAAGGAGTATCCCTAGAGCAATATCTGTTTTCAGCTAAGCGGTATCCAAACAATCACCCACTAAAGGACCAGGAGATTCACCCAGTTTATTTTCACGGCAGCAAAGGTTTTGAAGCCATTAACATTGTAAGAAAAAAACTATTACCCACATGATCAATAGCACGCACCGAAATCCACTTATGGAACCAGACGAACAAGAATCAGAGAACGGATGGAAGACTCGATCGGAGACATTGCAATCTCAGGTCGATGTTCTCACGAAAGCGCTAGACGACGAAAAGAAAAAAACACAAGACAAGGAAGCTACAGCGAAGGCGCTCTGTGACGCTAGCATTGCTATGGCACAGAAAGACCAAGAGATTTGGAACCACAAAGACTTTAGATCGGTCTTTGCGCTAGCAGACGCACAGGGATTTCGCTATAATGGACCAATGATCACAGAAGCAGGAAAAGCTCTGGTGGCCGCGATTCAGGAATTTCAAAAAGCCTGGAAATAAGATGCCGACTAGGTACGCATTCAGACAAGTCGAGGCAAGCCCTAGGAATGAGCCAGCGAATAACTGGATGCCGAACCCGGTCACGGTTAACGCTAAGATTGAAGCAACTGGACCTACTACTGGATTCGGCGTAGGCCAGCATGCTACGGCGGTAGCAGGATTTCTGGCTGGTGCTAGTTCTCCTGCTGGCCAGATATGCACAGATATTTTTGTAGAACACTCTTCGTGGTTTAAAGGAAAGCCGTGCTTGGGTGATGGCCGGATTTGGTTTAAGTCGGATGCGCAGCCGGTAAACCCCTTCCCGGTTATGATGCCGTATGACCTTGATCCAGGGATTAGGATCGTGATCAACTGTTCATTCGGGGACAACGTAGCGAAGGATTCGGTGACGGGCTATCCGGCTGGTACTTCGCCTGAACAGAACACATTCGCTCGGCTCAAGGATTACTTGCACAATACGAATCAGGTCTGTTGCGCGGCGCTGCCAGATCTTGGCATGCTATACTCTGGTGGATATCTCCAGAATTTTCCAGCGTATTCACCTGAAGTTATCGCGGTTGGTTCGGCGGACTTTGGGCATGAAGCGCCGGATGGTAGACAGCCGGATTGCGTGGCTTATGGTTATACATCGCTTACCTGTCCTCAGGTGGCCGCGATTGCGCTTCGTTTACTCTACGAAGCAGACAAGATTGGCTACGCGATACAACGTGAAGAAGTCAAAGACTTAATCTTGCGCGGATGTGTGAAAGTTAATTCTCCCTACACTCAGGGGGCTGGAGTGATTAACTTTAAAAACACAATGGACCTTTTTTCCAAGGAATTCTTAGGATCATACGCCACTATGAATACAACGCTTTTAGACACAAGTTTTCAAACGCCTAATGTTGGAATGGGAAAGACGGCCTATGTTTACAATCCGAAAGGCTCAGCTTGGACGTTTAGCGAAGGCTCTGGGCTTACGGGATCTGGCTCGGATTTCACGAGCGGCAATGAGGATCTAGGGCAGGTGGCGTTTATCCAGAATCAGGGATCGATTAGTCAGACGATTACGCTCGCGGCTGGAACGTATGTCTATGGGTATAAGTGGGCGAACCGAGCAAACTGGGGACAGTCAAATCAGGTAGACATAAAGCTCAATGGAAACGTGATTCAGACTACTCCAATAAAGAGCGGACCAGCCTATTCAGTAGGTGGAGGGTCTATTACTATATCCAGTACTATGCAGGCTGTTTTCTCTCTTGTCGGCAAATCGACTGGCGGAGACGCAACCTGTTTCTTTGCTCAGTTCACAGTCGGTGCCCAGACGGATGACGACAAGCGTAAGGCTTTAGCAGTACAGTTCGGCGGAGTCTACGATTCAGTTGGAAGGATCTATGCTATTCCTTCGGACAAGATTCAAGCGTTTGCTTCGGCTCTTGGTTACGCTGGGTTGTAACTATTTCCTTTCGCGTATAGCGCGGTAGATCACGCAAGCGGCACCCGAGAGAGCTACGAAGTATCCGAAGGAGTGTAGCCAATCGACGTAGCCTAGATAGTGAGCATAGAGAGTAGCGAATAACGCAACCCAGATTGAGCAGCAGTAAAAGCAGGTGACTAGATCATTGATGAACTTAACGCCAGAGAACAGTTCGCGGAACCAGGCGAATATCTTATCGTAGACGATTAGTTCTGAAATTCGGAAGACAGCGAACGCGGCTACAGTGAAGACAAACCAGTTCATTGTTCGTCCACCAGTTTATCGTATCTATCTCTAAGTTCCAATAACTCTTTGGACGCCTCATCATACTTATCTCTAAGATCTATAGTTTTCTTGGCTAGCATATTCTGCATTGATTTCCAATGATCCCTTTCTCTAATCAATTCCTGTACCTTTTTTACGAGCTGAGTCGATAGTATCTCTCCTTCTGGAACGTTAAGCAGCTTCTTAAGCTCAGGAAAGTTGCACTCCTTGAGAACGCTAGAAAGGTCGTCGCGTTGATATTCTAGTGCTTCGTATTGCTTTTTAAGATTATCCCGTTCTGCTGTAATCTTAGATACTTTATCTGCTAGCTCTTCGGTGTAACTCTTTAGTTCTTCTATCTTCTTTCTCAAATCAACTACTTCGTTATTACTTTCAATAGCAATTCTCCTGTAGTCCCTCTTAAGGGCTTCATGAAACTCCTCAGCTGGCTTTTTTAGGTCGGATCGCTTTATATTTAATTTATCCTGGATGTGCTTCGGCAGAGATAAAAAATTACCCCTATTAATCGCGCTTAGCTTAGCCTGCAAGTCTTCCCGCTGGCGCAAGAGTTCTATGATTATGTCTTTGTCAGTTATCATCGGTAGCGTCTCCCTTTCCTGCGGCTGTGATACGCCTCATCTCTCTTCTCCTGGTAGTACACAACGATCGCCGTCAATGGAAAGAATATCGCGGCCATAATTAGCCCTGACACCGTATGCACTACGCTATTCTTAGGCGTCGTATCAGCAATCAGGCCAGCCAGAACCATGACGATAAACGCGGCCACAAATAGATAGAACCAATGCATCAAAATCCAGGCTTTCATTGGTCTCGTCCCTCCGCCTTCAGGATCTCTTTTTTAAGCTTATCTATCTGCGTCTCGTATTCCATTCCAAGTCTGGACATTTGATCCTCTAGTTCATCTATCCTATCTTCGAGCGCTCTGTTTTCTAGTGCCAATGCGTAAATCGCAGCGCGCAACGATTTGCACCTAGAATCCTTTTGAATCCAGTCTATTTCGTTCATAAAAAGTTCTCCTTACCATCCCGGGCGAGACTTCCAACCTGCGGATTCCTGGCCGATGTTATCGGCGCGCTAATCTGCGATCCACTCACGAGCTTTCCCTTAACCCCAAGCTCTTCCTTTAGCTTCTCTGCATTAGTCTGGTTAACCTTATCCTCAAGCTCTGCGATCTTCTTCTTAAGCCGCTCGTTCTCTTCTCGGCAGTTCTTTGTAGCCACTTCTACCGCTTGCTTAACCAAACTCGGGTCATCTTCTGCTCGTGTTACCCTAAGCTTCTTTACCTCATCAAACAACGCCTGCTTTTGATTCATCAGTTCGCGCACGTTCTTATCTGCGTTCTCTAGCTCTTCCTGTAAACGCTTAACTCTGTCATCATCTTTACCGGTATTTTTGTCTACAGTGTTACCTGTTAACTTCGCATCAAGCAATCTCTCGATCACTTCGCCAACCCCTACCTTGCTTTTTGTTGCGATCGTATCCTCCGCCGCACGTATCAGTAATTTTGTCATCAATGTTTCATCAACACGACATGATAATAGTTTTTTCATTACAAGTAACTTTTCCATCAACGCATCAGCATGTCAACAACAACCTGTAACTATTTTCATGTCATCACCACATCATTGTTATGTTGTCATCAACTGTATTTTCTAACCTAACTGTTTCCATATAAATTTCTTACCCACCTGTATGTAGGTACGGATGGCCTCTTTTTAACCATAGGGGTGCAGCCGGGGGTGGTGGGGGTGGGCCGGTGGTGGGTCGGGGGAGGAACGGGAGGGGAGGGACGATTCGTAAGCAGGTGGGACGGCGAGGGTTACGCAAGACTTAGCGTGCTCAACAAGTCCGGTTCGGGGCAGGCACGGTTCGGCTTGGATCCGGACAGGAAACGAGGTGCGTTTAGTTTATTAACCGGTTGAACCGTAACGTTTTAACTTGGAAACTGTCGAGTCGGGTTGACGAGAAGTTTGCGAGGTGACAAGCCACAGGAGGGAATACCGAAATATTTGAGGCGAACGCAGCAGCGTGAGAGGGGGCTCGCTGACGCGAGGGACAGGGGAAAAGGCTAAGGGATAGGTTTAGCCTATAAGGGGGATGTGCTGGCTGACTGCGTCAGGCCCTACGGGGTCAGAGCAGCAAGGGGAATGCTGTAGACTAGCAGCCAGTTACCTAGCGTAGGGCTAACGATTGGCCGCGAGTTGGGCGCGGATCCGGTATGCCTACTGACATCCTCCTGACATTCCCGAGCTAAAACGGCGGGTATTTCGACGTTGAATAGTTTGATGTCAAAGTACTTTACAGGAACTAGATGCACTCGGGAAACGACTAGACAATCCTTTAGCTGTCCTTACGTGCGTTGTCCTTGGCGTTACTGCGCCGAAACGGAAGGCTAACGGATCGGGACTAAGACCAATCTTAAATCGTAATAAGTTAACGGGATAACTACTTAAATCCAAAACGATCCATGAAGTAATGATTGAGCTACCCGAAATTTTTGGGTCTGCTATTATCGGCCAATGGAAGAGCATTGGAAAAGATCAAGGATCAAAGGCTATCTAGTGTCCACTCTCGGGACTATTCAGCACGAAGAGATCTTTGGACCAATCCCACAACAGTTCACTCATGACGGATATGTCACCATTAGGTTGAGGCTAGGAATAACCGCTTACATGGACAGACCAGTGCATCGCGTTGTTTGCGCCGCGTTCCATAAGAATCCGCTACGGAAAGAACAGGTTAACCATAAGAACGGGATCAAACACGACAACCGACCGGACAACCTAGAATGGTGTACTCCGTCGGAAAACCTACTTCATGCCGTAAAGACTGGATTAAGCAGATGGGGAGAACGCAACCATAACACAAAACTAACCTTTGATACTGCGATTCTTATCAAAGCCCTATGCATGCTTGACCTCAACAAGAAAACAATCGCTCAATTGTTTAACGTTGGGCTCTCTACGGTGATAAACATTAACAAAAACCGGACTTGGCGCAGGTGGATCCGAGAAGAGCTAAGCAAAAACTTAGCAGCTTAAGATACTGTCTTAAAAGCGCTTACAACTAATAAGCAAAGAACACTAAGATTTATCTTCACTTATGCTTAGGAATACCCGATATTAGGAGCGTCAGGTTAGTTAGTCGATTCGCTCCCTAGTCATGACGCACCAATACGCTCAGCTAGGGAGCAAGGCTAACGACTCCTGGCCCTTTAAATCGACTAGCTTATGAAAACGCTGATGACCAATGAAGTTACGCCTATTGCGCCGTTTAACCACGAGCGCAATGATTTGATTAACCTGGTTGAGCGCCGAGATGCGCAAATTGCCGTCCTTAAGGCAGAGCTCGCCAAACAAGATAACGTTGTGCCCGGTTTTCCAGTTGGAACGGTCTTTACACCGATCGGTAAAAACCGATCCGAATGCACGGTAACCGATTTCCTAGTAACACGTAACCTTGCTGGTGAAATAGTCAAGACTTGCTACGTAGCCTCGCATCAATTCTTGGGGCAGACCGTTTTTCAGTATGATGTTTGCTCGGTCACAATAGCGCGTGGAATCAAGAAAAGCTAACCGCTAACACTCAACACAAACGACAATGAACACTCTCTACTCTAACTCTCAACTAGAACGCCTCATCTCTGACGGCACAAAGCTGGCCGCGATTGACGCGGTAACTCTCTTAGAGTCAGGCTTTACTGTGGCCGCGAAAGCCATGGTTAAGGACTACGGCCTTACTTACTTGGACCTGGTTTTCGCTGGTCAGAAGCTGAAGAATTCCGAGCACGTTTGCAAGGCTGAAGCGCTTGAACTGCTGGATTTGCTTAGCACGGATAAGGCTCGGTTGCTTGCGTTACGTGACGCGCAAAGGAAAGCCTATGTAGCCTGAGAAGTCATTTCGAAACCATTCTTTGAGGTGGTTTCTTTAATGCCTAATCACGGGCAGAGCTCAACAAAAACTAAGGACAAACAAACAAATGACAACGGACACGAACACAGAAAAACCGGATTACGTAATCGCACGCGAAGAACTGAAGGCGCTTTATGACAATAAGCTTCCGCAAGCTATGATCATTGGAGGGGAATTGCGCGTAAAAGACGGATGGAAGCACCGATATTATGAGGTAAAAATCGGGGACGCTTCATTCACATGGATGCAAGGGACCGGAATTAAAGGAAAGCCGGATCAAGCGGAAGTGCTAGCGCGTTCTTGCGCGGATTATTTGAGCGCAAAAGAGCAAACGTTTGACGAATGGTGCGGAGAATTCGATTACGATTCGGACAGCATTAAGGCGAAGGGTATATATGACGAATGCCAAGCAATCGGCAATCAATTAAATAAGCTTCAGGCACTTCGCCACAACCGCGCACTAATCACACAATTCGCTGAACTCGCAAATCGCCTATAATCCCATGAAACGCTACACCGGAAAATCACTCGAAGCTGACCTTGTTAGCCTAAATCAAACACTTGAATCCCAGCGCAATCTGGAAACCGGATCGCCTAAGGAGTGCTTAAACGCCTGTAATGCCTTTGTGGGCTCAGAAGCGCTTAACGTGTTACGTAAGCAAACCGTGGAGGCTGCAAAGTCATGAGAACACAGCACACAAAAGGGCCGTGGTTATCAATGCAAGGAATGATCGTTTCGGGAGACTGTTATGGTCAATTCGTGGCAAAAACCGATATTTTTGACTCGGTAAATGACCCTAAGCGACGAATCGGTAAGAGCGAAGAAAGGGCCAACGCACTCCTAATAGCAGCAGCACCGGATTTGCTAGCCGCGCTTAAGGAATTCACTCTTAGATTCGAAGCATTAGAGCAGAGGGAAGCTAAAGGACAAACGTTTTACTGGAGAGAGATAACCGCTAGCGGGGCATATACCGTCGCCAAGGAAGCAATCGCAAGAGCGGAAGGAGGATCAAAGCCATGAAATTTTACCTCTACAAAGTTGTACGACGTGTTGAGCGTGTGGGCTGGGATGAGATTGCGGGAATGGTTATTTGCGCCGAGTCAGAACAAGAGGCCGACCACATAGCAAGCGATAGGTTTGACGGGGCGGCTACCACAACCGAACTGATAGGTACGGCACTAGATACCGTTCCAAAGGGTATCGTATTGGAGGATTTCCTGAACGGTTAAGAGTCTAATCTCAAACCATTCCCTAGCCTCGCTATCTCTACGGAGACGCGAGGCTTTTAGGTGGAGATATTCTACTCTAAATAAAAATATGCGATAAACGAAAACCAAAACTGTCGATTGTTAGGCGCGAATTAATCGAAGGAAGCTAGCGCGATGAATGAATTACTCTAAATGATATGTCAGTTGCCCCCTTAGCCTTAGCTGGCAAGGGGGTTTCGGGGTCGATAGAAGTTAGCTGTCCGTTTGTTTAAATGCAGTTGAGCAGATTGAGAAAAAGCCGGTGGCCGCGTTTGGCCCGCAAGCTAGACCTAAAAATAGGTTTAGGCCGGTTCTCAAACCTGCTGAAAACGACAGGAACGAATCGGGCCGCGCCCTCAAAACCTAACCAGGATCCCAAATGCACCACGAACCCCGCTTAAAACGTTTGAGGCGAAGCCAGCAGGCTGAGGGGCGCTTCCTAGCCTTCTGGACAGACCTAGCCTATCTCGGCCTAGGAATGCTGACTTTGTGCGTCCTAGGCGTAGCTATCGCGTATTCTCTGTCCTTTGGCGT